ATACTACAATTTTTATTAAAAAGATATTTGTATCATCTTTTTAATAAAAATTGTAGTATTACAACACTCATTAAACTATTCATATATATTAATGTACCTAAATACACCTTTAAATCATATATGCCGTACATATAAAATACTTTATATACTAATATACTAAAAAATAGATTGACTAGCCCAATTATTAATAATATTTTATACCACATATATTATTTTTTTAAAAATAAATAATACCCCGAAACTACCGCTAGTAACCCACAAAATGGATAATATATCCAAGCTGTATATATACCAGTATAGCGTAAAATCAATAATCCCAGTAACTCCGTTACTACAATTAATATAAATGCTAATAATATTTTAACCATATATTTTTTATATAATTATTATTTATCTTTAATATAATACCGTTAGCTAATTTGTAAAGTTTTTAGTCTTGTTTGTCTGGGCTTTTCTTGACTGGTAGTTTTTTATTATCCATATTCCATTTTTTACTTGTAAATAACTCTTTTGGATTTACAAATCTTAGTTTGTGTATATCTAAAATCCTATCTATTAATTGTTTTACCGCCTCATCACCTAATTCCCTTATATCCTCTTTCAAAGGCTCTGGTTTAATATAATAAGATGCTTCCCGTACATCAATATATTGTACATTTTCCTCCTTAACTGATGGGTGGAACTTAACATAAGCCAATGGCTGAATGATTAATTTTGTGCACGCCTTTTGTCGCCTAAATGCACGACAATTTTCAAAAGTCATTATTTGTATTTCCCAAGCTAATCTATCATTTTCAACGATAGTCTCATCAACCTGTGTTGCAAAAAATCTGTAGTAAAATGCGTCCCGTCCCTCAACTTTTAATATCCTAAAGTCTAATTTAACTGGGTAAGTTTCCTTACCTAGTATACGCCATTTATTTAACTGTTCTGGTAGCATTGGTAAATGTTTTACAAAATAAAGCCTTACTAGTATAGTATCTCAATTTATGTATCATATATTTGGCTGAGTATAAATGCACTAAACAATCTAATAACTCATCTAAATCTTTAAAGCCTAACTCCATCCTTTTATCTTCGTGTACTACTCCCGCACTATCGGGACTAAAAAATTGTAATGATAATACAAAAACGTTATCTCGCATTTGACCAGGACAGCCTATTAATACCTGAACTATACTGGATAATTTATCTAATCTTCGCCAAGCACGAAACGTTTTACCGCTATAATTTACGTTAATCACCCTAAATCCCGCATTAATAAAACTTAATGCTTCTTGGTCTGTCCAGTCTAATTCGGATTTTATTATTGTATCAGTCATTTTGTAATAATGTGCCTTTAATATTAATATTACTCGCTACCTTAATCTCCTGCCCTATTATATCACAACCACATGCTGACGCAAAAACAGCAATTATTTGATTAACATAATCCTGTATCACATACTGCATATAATTATATAGTAATGTGTACGGCAACTCCAAACCAGTCTTTTCAGTATATTTATCTTTACACATTTGAGCATATTTATTACATATCAGCTCTAATTCACCGTTGTCTATTAAACTTAAATTTAGTGCTGTACGAGTGTCTGTTTCTTTATCTTTATACATAACTTTAAGCTTATCTTTTAGCAAATTACCTACATCAACAGATAATATATCTATGCTCTCTTTAAAAATCTGATTAAATATTGTATCTAAATCCATATAGTTAATTAATTAATAGCAAATTTTAACCCATCTACTAATGCTTGCGGAAACGCCTGAACAGCATAGTCAAATATTATCCCTTTTGTACCTTGTTTTTTCTCGGTACTTAAGAACTGATAAAACCGTAATACTTTAATATCTGTCTTTACCATGTCTAAGGTAACATTACCACATATTTTTTTATATTTTGTTACCAACTCCTTATGTAACTCACTGCATGGTAGTCCTTTATCATTAATACTTAGTACCAACAATATCAATAATCGTCTGATAAATACTGACTCGGATTTACCTATTTTTTTAAAAGTAATAGGGTCTGTAGCAATAATAGAACAATTAGCTGTACTTAATATACTTTGTAATCGTACTTGATCGACTAACTCCGACTCTAGCAAGTATTTTGCTATTTGCTCACCCGTATCTAATACTGGTTCTGACATATATTTTAAAAATTAATTAATAAAAAAATTAACGAGATAGTATAGACTCCTCTAAGACATCCCCTGCTATTCTCCACCCATCAGCCAAAAATAATTCCAACAATCTTGTAGGTAATACAAATCCTGTCTTACTCACAAATTGCTCTGATATATATTTACGCATTTTATCATGCTCGTCATCACTCTGCTTTTTACAAATAAGCTCCTTAGTTTCAATAGCAGTATCTACCCATAACTTAAATAAATTAGCTACCGCCTGCGTCAATAGTTTAATCCATTCATCACTCTCACGTATACTTGTCATAGCATTTTCAAGCAACATTACATCATTTATTTGTTTTACATTTTCGTCTACCATGTTTTTATAAAAAGTAAGTAATTATTTCCATTTGTATGGCAAATTTTCAGGCACATCCCAATTAAACTGACTATACCAATTAATTGGCGTATCGTTTGTATCTTGTGCCAATGTCTTCAGTGTTTGTAGCTGTTCACCATTTATTTTATTTTTTTCTGGCAACTTAAACTCCTTACACCACTTATTATATGCTTTGCCGTATTTTTTGGTTAAAACGGTTACATAAGCATCTACCCAACCCTTAAATAATAATCTTGATTTATGACTATCGTGAAACGCCTGATCCATAAATCTAGGCAAACCCTTTTTCTGAACCCTATGCCATAATTTTTCACCTGCCCTACGAAACTCCAATCGTAAATTATCCTCATACCCCCTTTTCCTCCATTCAGTACACATTATAAATCCGTATTCAGCTAAATCTAACTCATAACCTTTCCACATTTGTACAGCTGGATGAACGTACCAGGGCGTTTTTTTTATGGCGTACCCTTCCTCATTTTGCACTACTCGCCCCCATTCATATTCCTTACTAGCAATATTGTACATTATACTCTGACCTTGTCGTAATGCTTTTAATATTTGCTTAGCCTCAACTCTTTGCTTACCTAATCTTTTATTATCTAAACACTTAGCTGATTGATATATATCCGAATATGGTAAAAATGTTTGCATATATTAATTAAACTACTTTAACTCTCTTAAAAAATCTGTAAGGATACTCTCTAAACTAATTCCTCGTCTTGAACATACCGAAATTTTATCACCGTCTTTTGACACCTCTTTAAAGTCGCACACTAAATCTTTACAGTAGCTACTAGGTATATAGCAGTCCTCTAACATAAAACCTTTCTCATATAAACTGGTGAGTAAATTTACGATGTTATAATAAGTACCTGTATCTGTTTGTAATTGCTCATCCATTTTTTTAAAAACTATAAATTAAATTGTTTATACCTTATATATATATATATGTATTTATATGTTTGTAAAGTTTTAGTGCTTGTTCTTTAACAATTTTATGTTGGTAAATTATATATTTGTATTAAATTTTATAGCATCGTCCTTATTTTTAAATTCGTATATAAATGTTAATCTAACGTTCTGTGCTAATAACCTATATTCACTCAATAAAGACTGGGTTGCTGTATCATCAGACAAGCCTTTATATATTATCTCCCTAACCTCATCTTGACCAAGCATCTCGCCATTTTTCTCTTTAACCACTAAACTACCTTTCAGTACCTCCGCCAACTCGTAAACAACGTAAAAATACCTATCTGGCAACTGCTCTTGAGCCTCTCTAATTTTTTTTACAAAGTTTTTTAATGATTTTATCATACCAATTAATTAGTTTATTTGTTTTATTCTTTGGCACATATTTACCATACATATTCATAAAATATTGCACCAATGTCTTTCCTTCCCTTTCACTAAAAAATAATACCCAATCCTCCTTATTAGCAAATTCATAAAAACTAGTAAACTCAATTATAAAAAACTTATCTTGTAATGGGTGTTCAATATATTGTCTTTGTACTGCTTCCTCGACAAGTATTTTATACATATCTAATACAGTCAACATATTAGATCGTTGTACAGGAACAAGTAATTTTTCGTACGTATCTTTTATAATAATAGTACCTACAACTGAAAAATATCGCATATAAAATAAAATTAAAAATTAATATTGTAAGGGTCTTGATTAACATTAAATACAAAAATGCCCATATCCTTGTACATTTTAACTATTTTTGGGCGGTCGTCTATAGCATAAAACACATTATATTTATCCTTGATATATTCGTTAAACAACTCTGTTTTCACAACAACATCATCACGCATATCCGTATGCTGTCGCATGTGTAAGGCTGAATAGCCCATATAGGAATCGGCTAACCATTGCTCTGTATCCTTTCTGCAAATAGCATCCCTACCACTCATTAATATTACCTGTATATCAGTACTGTTACTTAGTAATTTAAGCAAGTCCATAACTGGTAAACATGGTCTATCCAGACTAACTTTATCCCATTCGTAATAACCACGTTTTTCAGATTTTAAAGCTAATGTTCCATCAAGATCGCAAAGTACTGTCCAAGGTAAGCCGTACTTAACTGGGTAAGGCTCAATAGGCTTCTGAATATAATTTTTATACATATCTTTAATTACTTTTTCAGGTACTGATTCGGCACGCCGTAAATTGCGTTCCAAACAAGTTTCAAGTGGTACATCCGTAAAGTCTTTTATTTCAAATTCGACTCCTAACTTATTAGCTAAATTGTCTAAATTTAATCTGTGCTTAGGATGCAAATTACAATCGTCCACTATTGCGGAAAAACCTGCCTGTATTGCTTGATTAATTAATAAATTACGTGTCTGTAAAATAAATTGCTCATTTTGTCCTGAATATTTATTATCATGTAACATCATCCTTAAATCATCCTTACAAATTCGTTTTACGTGTTTTGGTGCTACATTAACCTGTTCTTTTGCCCAAGTACTTTTTCCGCTACCTGGTAGCCCTAGTGTCATTATTATTCTTAATTTATTTTTATCCATTTTTATAAATATTAAGTATAAAACTATCCCAAAATTTCCTATCTGCGTTAATTGGTAAATTACTTTTTTCTATTTTTTCAATTGCATCCTCCATTAATAAATATAATTCATCCTGTATTTCAGTATAATTTAATTTTAGCAAAGCCCCTTGTTTTATCTGTTTAATTTTTTCAGCGGCCTTTAATGGAAAAATTATTACTCCTGTTTCAGCAAGTTCTTTTAGTTGATAGCAACATCTATAGGCATGGCTTATAGCTTTCCAATCTATTCCCTCATTGTTTCTTGCTAATTCAGCCCTTGCTCCATATCTTTGCCTTAAATTATTAAGCGAAAATAAAGTTTCATGTACAAATCTATTCAACTGAAACTTTTTACCTAGCACCTCCAAAAAGCATTCTTTAGTCTCTTTACCTTGATTAATACTCGCATTAATAGTTTTAAATGCAAATTCACCATCAGCTAAATCCTCAGTAGCTTCTCCTGTTGTTATTTTAGGGTCTTTTTTCTCTAAATGTTCTATTACTCTTATTAATTCGCCTAATCTACTACCCTTTAATCCATATTTAGCCGCTTGTCGTCTACAATACCCTATATAAGGCTGAATATTTTTTGACAATAATTTATCCCTATTCAAAATTATATCTCGCCATATTTCATTAGACTCTATCCACATATTCTCTGGCGCAAATAACATATCTAAAGCGTATGTTTGACCTGTACAGCAATCGTTTATAAATTCTCGTAGCTCTTTATACTCTATATCTATATCTGTTACCGTATTTCTAACACCGTCCTGATTCCCTTTTTTAGTATTATCATGCAAACATCGGGAATCTTTTTTAAGTATAATATCGTCTAAACTTGCAATAAATACTCCTTTGTAATCTGTATCAGATAAAGGCGTATTTGTCCCATACAAATGACTGCCGAATTTAACTTTAAATATTGTTTTCATTTTTGTAGATTTTAATTAATACTTTCAGTATCCTCAATACCTTCGTCTAAAAGTTTTGTTTCTCTTTCTAAAAACCTATATGACTTTAGTTTATAACTCTCAAAACTAAACAGTCCTTCCTTACGTAATACTATTCCTTCTTCTGGTAGCTTGTTTTTACACATAAAACAATCTTTTTCTAAAAAATCTCGTTCTAGTCTCTGAATAAAATTAGCGTGCCAATGTTCAGTTGTATCTATATCTGGATATAAATGCCTTGCCTTACCTGAATAAAATAAATGCACATATTCTAATCCGCTACGTTCACAAAATTCCTTTATCTGATTCGTTGCTAAATCTATACAAATACCGTCAGCATTAGTACAAGTTACTCTGTATATCTGCAATCGTTTTTTACCCTGTTCACAACTATAATCAAAATCCTTTTGAATAAATCCGCCTGTTTTTAAGTATCCTAAAGCCTCGCCATATACTGTAAAACCTTTTGGTATTTTATCCTTTATTTCATCTTTTATTTCCTCCCATATATCGTATCCGTAAAAATGTTCTTTAACTGCCCCTAAGTCCCCGTTTTTTACTACTTTTCTGCTCCCGAAAATATAATCATATTCGGTATCTATAATTTTAACCCTACAAAGTTTTAATAACTTTTCAAAAATATTTAATTTACGTTTTACTAACACATGGTTACACCAAAAGCTACTTCCATGGGTTTTGTAAGTAATACCTATCCAATCGTCTGGTAAAATGTTTTTCATATTTTTTCGTAAATTTTCAGTGTCTACATGTAATCTAACCTGTCCTTCAATTAATCTTGATACTTTAGGCTTTCTCCCCTGCCTGTTCCCTTGTACCTGTTTAATAGGTACAAAATATTTTTTACATATTAGTATGTCATTAATTGTATCAAAGTCCTTACCTATATCATCTTTTAAATCTGTTTTTGTAAATTTTTCCATTACTGATACGGGCACTAAATACCCCATTGACTTTTCCCCGCGTAGTTTAACTGCTCTAACACGGCCTGTTTTTTCAAAAAATCCCGTCTGTTCTTTATCATTATTTAACTCCTTATCCCTAAACGAATTGGTAAAAGATAAAAATTCAGCGTTAATAGCACATTCCAATGGAAAAAATACATATAAATCACCTATTTTAGCGTCCATACCTACTACTACATTCTGAAAATCTATAATAGCTATCTGTAATTTATCAGCATTACTATGCTTATTTAATAAATCTATTTTAACTATCTTTGCTAAATAATTTATATTAGCATTTTCTGATATTGATAACATCAATCTAAATTTTAATAATTAAAATGCTCCTAACATATCCAATAAATACTCTGAATCGCAATTTAACCCGTACACTCTCTGTTTTTCCTGTGATATCCCTCCTTTACAATTCGCTTTTTGTTTCATAAAAAATACACCCAATCGCACAAAAAACTGTAGTGTGCTTATGATGGTACGATTATCTATTAAATAATTGGGTCTCCCAGCTAATCGCATCCATTTTTGTATCTCAAAAATAGGGTATGTCTCATTTTTACTACCCAAATCTTTCATTACCATAGCCACAAAGCAAGCTACATGACACGCCTTTCTACGTATTGCCCAACCATCCGATCTACGAAACATACGTTTATCCTTTAGTATATTACCAATCCTAATAGCCTCCTCAAATCTACTATAAAATTCTGGCTGTGGCTTATTTAATAACGTAATTAATTTTTTTAATGACATACTTAAAATACATTTTAATATTTAAGATACGCTAAGCTTTTCTCTAATTCAGTTTTTCGTAGCTCTAAATTACTAATTTGTTTAAAAGCTCTTGCTTTTGTATTTAATAATTTATAACAAACCTTACCCAATTCATCATCTATAGCAGATTTTACCATCTTCATAACAGCCTTTTCATCACTCCACGATATATGACCATTAGTTATATCCTTACTAACCGAACTATAATCCCATAAATAAGTATTTACTATCACATCTTTTGCTATATTTATATGACGCTTTGTACTACTACTATAACCACTATCATTAATAAAATATGTACCGTTAATTAAAACTGCTAACGGATAATGTCCACCATAACTAAAAAAATGTCCGAACTGGATAAAAACATTACCGCAACTTTTTATCGCATCGTTTACGTAATAAGCGTTATCCCGAATAAATTGCGCAATCTTCATAAAATAAAAATTAATAATTAATATTACACTAAAATTATATATTATACATTTATGTTTGTAAAGTTTTTTAGCTTGTTCTTTTATGCTTTTATTGTGTATTTATAACAAGGTCTTAATAAATTTTTCACATCGTTTATCCTCAAAAATACTGCCAACTTTACACAAGTCCTCTATCTGTAAATCGTTATTCACCAAATAATCACCTAATGGCAACATATTTGATCGCTCCCATCCATCCCCCTCAAAAATTACTCTATATGCCCACCCATAATAAAACTCTGTTTCCATCATTAATATTATATCCTCACCACTTGGTAGCCTTAATATATCATATTCAAATAACTCCTCACCATTACCATCTTTTTTATTCATACTTGTCATGGGTACTTTAAATCTTTTCTCATCAAGACACATACATAAATCCAACATATAGCACTTTTCCAATCTATCCCAATATCTTATTATAGGTTTCATTTTTTAAAAATTAATTTTAATTTGTTTAATAGTTTTTGACTTGCATTTTTCACATTAATTTTTATCTTAGCATTTACCTTTATTTTTTTGCATTTACTCATTTTCCTAATAGATAAAAATCATAAGTAATCGAGGTATCCGTAGCAATTTTATTATAAAATCTACTCAATACCCAAACGTATATAAATACCCGCCAACCTAATTGTTTGGTAGTTATACATATTAATGCCTGAAAAGCTTTTGCACCTTCATCACATAATTTATGTGCCTCTTTACTATAATTGTCCGATAATGTGTATTTAACAACCATACTAATTTTTAAACACTAGCCAATTAATTACTAAAGACAATATTAAACTTTGCAAACAAACTGCAAATACCATCCAAGTTATCCATAATCTCTTATTACTCATCGGGAACTCTTTTTCAAATACATACGCCAAAACTAATATTATCTTACCTACCGTTAATGATGTATCACTAGATCGTATATGTATCTCCCAAAACTGCCCCATACTTTTTTTAATGCCCTGCACTATAAAAAATTGCTCTCCTGGACTCGCCTGTCTCTTAATAGTTTCAAAATGTATTCGGCTTACCTCCTGTAACTGTATTTTAACTTTTTCGTCCATATTCAATAGCTGTTGTTACTGATTTATATAATATATAAAAGATAGCTGTACCTGATAGTATACTAACTATCTTTGCCCCTGTATCTGCTTGTTCTACTAACACACCATTAGCTAATAGCCAATCATTCACGTAATGCTCTGACATATACATAATATACGACACAACATAAATACCCATACTTATTAATAATATATTGCCTACAGCTTGGAGACACCCAATACTAAACCCCTTTAATAATAAAATTAATTTATTTTTCATTATTTTTTAAAAAAGATTTTAAAATATCTTCCTGTTTCATAACACAAACAGATACTATATTAACTACCTCCTCACCGTCCATCTCTAGTACAGGAAACAAACACCAGGATTCTGATTTATAGCTATTAAATAAATCCTTACGTAATTTAAGCTCCCCAGCAACACTCCCGCCAACCTCACCTATTTGTGTTGTTACAGGTAAACTAACATACTCATCTTTTGACTCCATAAATTAAAATTAAATTATAAATTTAGTATATTATATATTTTATATTTGTAAAGTTTTTTATATTGACCTAATCTTATATTTATTACCTAATTAAAATGGTAACGAGTCTACATCTCTAATCTCGTGCCGTATTCTCATCTTAAACTGCTCTACTGTATATATAGGATAAATATACAAACTCTTTTTAAATATACGTGAGTTATCCTTTTGCCTATTAAATGTCAACTCGATTTTGACACTATAACTATTATTTATGGCCGTTACTGACTCTATATTTAAAATAATTACTAACTTTCCAAACATATCACTACTGTACCATAACATAAACTTAGCCGTAATGGGCTTACTTAAACCTATATTTAAGCATTCCCAATTAACTTTTTCATCTTTAATATACTGTAATAACAGTGCTATAAACCCATTCTTACCACCTGCTCTATAACTATACTTATCCGATGGTGTTACTAATAAACTCATTTAGTTAATAAAGATAGTGATACCGACCCACGTAACTTATCCCAGTCGCTCTTATACAATCGTATAAATGTTTCCAATCCCTTACCCCAATCTACAGCATCTTTTTTTAATCCCCTCTCCTTATTCTCAAATCCACTCATTACTTTACCCAACAAATTTATCTTTTCTTGTGGTTCAGTTATTGGTGGTTCATTTCCCGTTAATTTATCTATAATTGCATTATGCAATTGTCTTTTTACCTCAGTCGCCATTCCTAATAACAATAAGCTATTTTTTCTCATAAACAATAAAAATTAATTACGTATACATTATAATATATTAAACTAATTTGTAAAGTTTTTGGGCTTGCCCTATTTTAACTTTGTTTACTGATTTTATTTTTATTCCTATACTCCTGCAACATACTATCAACCCTAACTACCAACTTAACCGCATCTATATCATGTTGATTTAATATACCCAACCCATCCTCCTTACCATAATCACAAGCCCGTATATTATACGCATCTGTATACCGATCTTTATGCGTTATTATACTTACTTTATATTTTTTGGCCATCTTATCACACTCCCTATCAAACACATTATCTGCTACACAAGCTAATGCTTTATCTTGCCAAGCTTTCAATGCAGATTCAAAAGCGGACTCTAATAATAATGTCTCTACCTCAATAACAGCCTTTGCATCTAGACCGCCCATAGCCAACTGTTTTGCCCTAGTACTCTCTGGGAACTTAGTTTTTAAGTTCTCAAAATAAATAGGCAAAAATACTGACTGAAAAACATTATCCATTATTTATAAATTAATAATTAAAACGTTATAGGATCGCATACCTCGTTTAATTCCGCATACGGTAAAGTAACACCATAGCCATCTCGCTCCAACCCATCTAATTTTATTTTAAGTTGCACACATTCCATAAACAAAGCCCGCTTTTGCTGAGTAATTAATTGTATCTTTTGATTAGTATACATCCAACTGGCTAATAAACTTAATACCACTATTAATACGTAAAACTTATACATAAATTAATTTATTATATAATATACCCATACTGCGTAAATATTCTTGGTAGTGTATCATCTCCATAGTCCTTAAAATCTATTGTGTGTATACCGTATTGAACTGCCCACATAGTATCACCACACTTAAAAACCCTTTTTACGATAATCCTACTTAATAGCCCATCATCCTCAACAATAAAAATAAATAAAGCACCTTTATTATTATACCCTAATGTAAAAATACTTAAATTATTGCTACACACCATAGGTGTTTTAAACATCCTTCCATAATCACCTAATAAGCTACTACTTCGTGCTGATTCTGATATATTTTTTATTTTAACCATATTAATATAATTATTTTCTTATAAAAGTATAGATACTAGGAGTTAGTTTTATTCCATTTTCAACATCTTCTATAGTACTTTTCATATTGCTCATATACTCAGTGCTACCAAATTCCTCAACAGTCCCCTCATATATATCTACTACAATTCGCCCGATTAGTGTTTCCTCATAAATATCTTCAATATCATGGGACATTTCCATATAATCCATCTCTACTCCTAATTCGCCTGACTCAATAAAATCACCTATTACCCCTTCATACTTAGTCTCAATTTTTTCTCTCTGTTTATCAGATAGCTGACTAGCCCTTATACCTACAAATACCACTAAACTTGTATCTATACTCATATTTTAAAATTATATACTATTTAATTAATGTTTTAAATCGACCCGTTTATCCCATAGCTCTGCATAATCCCTATCCTCTACCGACATATTTTTTAATCTACATGTACAAGTATCAATTTCATTTTGTATACCCGCCTTTCGTTCTAATCGTTGTTTTTGTACGGCACTTACTTGCTCAATTACCTTATCTTGCCATTCTGGTGAACTAGGCTCTTCACTACCGTCTTTCTGAAAAACATCTATATGCAGTTCCTCATGACAATTAGAACAAATACCTTGATTTAAACCACATCCACAGTCTATACATTTTGCCATATAATAATATTATTAATTAATTTGCTCACAGCTCTCCTCGGTTATATCCTCCTCTATATCAAAATCAAAACTTAACGCTCCACAAATAGTACCCGCACCTCGCTTTAATAAATCGTGTGCAATATCTTCGGCTACCGATAGCGACTCCGCCTCTACTCTGAACTGAAAATTTGGGTAAATATTGTAAAATTTCATAATAATTATTTTTAAAAATGTATATAAAGCACGTCCCCTTCACTCTGTAACTCATATCTAACCTCCTTTTTCTCTTCCGCAGTCAATTTTGTATGCACATATATCTCACAACCATCCACACTAACTATCTCAGCCTCATACACTACTTTTTTACCGTTTTTTAGTACTAAAGTTTCCATAAATTTATCTTAAATACAAAATTAGTATAGTATCTTTATACTATTTGTAAAGTTTTTAAACTTGTTTACCTACTAAATCCTGTTCCAATAAATTAATCTCACCGTGGTTATAAAATAAAACACTATTATCACTATCTATATTCTCATTACCAGTATCTATTAATCCTGTATCTATTGATGATGTAATTTCCCAATATAGTCTCGACACTATTCGTACCCAATTAGTGTATCCTTTTTCTTTACATAACCTATCAATTGACACTATATCGTAAGGCAATTTTAAAGTATAAATCGCCCAATCTTGTACATGAGTTATAGTAAAACTACTCGTATACAGATTCTGGTATAAATCCTTAAACCCCTTACCTATCAACTCCCTGATTTTATCTTTGGATAACATAAATTTTAAAATTTAGCTTGTAATAAATGCGTACCACACCCACGACATACCCAAATATCTTCCTGTCCTGGCGAGCTTAACTTTTCTGCAATACACTCAAACGCATACCTTTGGTTATGTGTTGGCTCATCACTCTCATTACGACAATCTGGGCATTGAGCAATAACCGTATCTATATACGTAACATTCTTTGGCTCTTGATTCTTAGCATCATTATACTGCTCTTGTTTTTCAGCCTCTTTACGTAAGTGCTTAATCTGATCCTCATTTCCAAATGTTAATGGTTTACCACATAATTCTTGCATACTGGATTTTTATTATATTATAAAAACTAATTATTATGCCCTCGTAGCATACTAATTACTGAATCTATCTCCCTATTCTGCTTTTGCCATTCCCGAAAACTCCCTGCCAACTCCCCATTACAATTATCAATACAAATTGGCGGTAACGTTTTCTTTAAATTACTTAAAATAGTTATCATACTATCTAACCAAAAATTCTTTTGCGGATTAGGCTTAACTGTCTTTGAACCGTCTGCATGTATCTGAACTACTGCATCCCACTTTTTTGCCGACTCCATTATACTTAAAATTAATTCATCCATACTGTAAAGTTTAATAACTAATAACCATCATCCATTGACTCTTTTACCACACATGTCCAACTAAATAATATCTGCAATATTACGTCCAAATCAATCTCATCTGGTAATAATAAATTACCATCCCCTTCCTCATCATTTTCGTCTACTACTGCCCATCCTACAACAACTGATTTACCCGTCATCTTTTCAACTACTTGTCTAAATTTTTGAGCCGCTTCGTCAATATTGCCTGACTGAATTGGAATCATTTATATTAATTTAAAATTTTAAATATGACAATCATATACAGACACTAATACATCTTTTGGTATCTTTGCAATTACATTATCTACCTCTTTTATCCATTCTTTACTATCTTTTTCATCATGAACACTCCCCCACCATCCCATCTCACCTCGCTCAAACCATTCCCCATTATACAACACAGCGTGAACCTTTTCCCCTATTCCCTGTAGATCAACATATTCAGCCAATGCACTATCTGTGTATCCTTCAATAAACTTGGTATCCTCTCCTATAACGCACGATCCCGACTGATTCTTTAATTTTAATAAATTTGGCCATCTACCACCTAATATATAACAATCCCACTTTGACAATGGATTATATGTACTATACTCCACCCACATATCTTCATCATTCTTTTTCCACCTACCTTCATTCCACGCCTCTTTGTATTTTTCATACAAATCCTCAAAAGTTAATAGGGTATTTTCTGTCCGTTCTACTATATCACCACTAGCATTTTTTTCTGTATAATACTCTATAAAATCTTGTTTCTCTTTTTCTGTAACGAATCCCCGTACATATAACTCCTCCTCAATATTTTCATCATACGGAGCTAACAACTCGTCTGGATTATTACCTATAACTAAAACTGCAAAATGACTCATATATTTGAAAATTATGTATATTTACTAATTACTTTTACCGCAGTATCCTCAAAATTTTTTCCAACTATTTCACCTACTACTTTATTGTCTTTGTCAATTATAATAGCCTTTGCACCGCCTTTACCAATATGCTCAAATTCACAATATAACCCTTTTTTATTTAAAGCACATAATTTATCACCTAACACTTGCTTTTTTGATGCTTTTTTACTAAATAAACCAAACATATAGTACAATTAGTTAGTAGTAACCGTTTCCTTCTGTTTCATACAGGTTTTTAACTTATCATGTATTGATTGGTTACGCTCACTCGCACAAGTATTTAAAAACGTCTCTAATGCAATCGTTAATCTTTCCGCTTTTAACATCCTAACTGAAAAAACTAATTTATTCTTTGCTATACTCCCCTTTGTACATAACTGAACTGTCATCCCCCTATCCTTTTCATATATAACATCTTGTAATTCGTACCCTATCTTATCTAAACTACCTAATAATTTGGATAACAAAAACATATACTATTTTTAATTTGTACTTTTATACTATAACCTTTTTGCTATTTGTAAAGTTTTTTGACTTGATTCTTAACAATTTTATGTTTTACCTTATAACTCCTTTTAACTACACCTACTAAATGCTTTTCCAATAGACTACCCTGAACCTTAGCTACCTTCTTTTCTATACGTTCCATTATATTATTTACACTAAAAATCTCGTCTAAATCAAATGTCTGAACTAACTGCATATCCAAAATTTTATAATGAACTACTGAATCTACCATAACACCTCCATCTTCTATTTTCGGTAAATTTTTCCCCCTATATACACTAATACTATCATATAAAATTTCCGCTGGTATGCCATCACCGAAAAACGAATACGACTCTTCATCTAACCCTACATCTTCTAAAAACACCTCTGGCGAATAATTACCTTTTGAGTGGGTATCCTTACCTTGTATATCATAAATTTCAATACATAAATCATCCAACGCCCCTTCTTCTACATTATCATAAAATGAGTCGCTCCCCTCATAAAACTCACACGCTCTTTTTACCAATCCTAATACCCCTTGACTAAATTCGTCCTCAGATAATTCTGACCTGTGCTTCATTAATGCACATAATTCATAATCATTATAATCAAATTTCTTCTTAAATAAGACTAAAGTAATCTTATGTTTACTCATTAAGTTCATAAAATATAATTAATTAATATTACATTTTTATTATATATAAAGGATTTAGATTTGTAAAGTTTTTTAGCTTGTCCTTTTGCTAAAGTATTTTATATATAAATCGTAAAATGCATTTTAAATCTTACTAGGTGCTTTATAATACGTCTTTATCCAAATTGTAAAATGCCACATACCCCAAAAAGTACCGCTTGGCATTAATTTACCCTCACTATCCAACGATACTGATATGCTATGCACCCGTGCTGGACGACTAAATATAATAAAATATACAATACCTGGGAAAATACCCACCAATAACAATAAAATAGTTATTATTATACTCGCCATCTTAGCAGGCTCTTGTTTCTGGTAAACAACCAAAGTAGCACTATCACTGACCTGCACCCAGCCCATAAATAAACTCATATACCCCTTAAAAGATTCTAAATAGTTATTTTTTATTTGCATATTTTAAAATTTAATTATTCCCCTTGGATAAAATTTCAAACTGGGTTCTATATTAATAGTACAAAAACGTGCTGAAAATAGCATCATTGCTTTATTATGGGCATCCTTACTATCTATTGCTTCCAACTCACATACACAATCTTTATCAAAAATTTTATCATTTATTATATGACGGTGAACCTGTCCAAATGTAACATAAAACTTAGTCATGATTTTAAATATTTAATTAATGCCCTTAATGCAATATACATATAAATACTATTACCTATTATAATCAATAATACTAATAATAACAAAACTATACCCACTACCACATTCATATACATATTTTTATTAATTTATACATACTATTTTATAGTTTAAGCGTAACTTTGTAAAGTTTTTTGACTCTTTTTACTATACATTTATATTAACTTTTGCTAAAGCCATTATTTGGATATGGAGCATCATCTGGACGTAACAACTGATTCTGATAAGCTACTAGTTTTAAATTAATAAAATCCTCCAAACCTGCACAATAATACTTATTACTACATAAACTATCTATAGTTGGTAATACACCGTTATCGTTTTTTAACATTTCAGATAACAGTTGCTTTAAAATAGCCTTCCCCGATTCTGTACCAAAATAATTATGCAAAAAAGTATCTATACCTTTGCTATCCAAATACTCAAATAGCCAAGTTTTTAACTTATCATCGGTAATTAATTGACTCATCTTGGATAATATTTACGTAATATTTTTGCAGTATGCCACAAGTCGGACTTAATCTCCTCTAATATCTTAGCATCTGCTTCCGTATAATACTTAAAAAATTGCTCTCTTACGTCTTTACATGCGGGACACTGCTTAACATGCACTGGCGTTAGTCTAGCCAAATTCGGAAAAATTTGTAACATATAAGTATAATCGGAGACTGTCAAACTATCACACCTATCACAAAGTATACAAATATTCTCTGGGTCATTTATCAGCTCTTTACATTCCGTACAAGGCGGGTTTTTTGACCACTCTATAACTTTATTTGAGTCATACAATCCTCTTTCACCTTCCCTTTGCACTAATACTCCATTTGGCTTTTCCCTACATATAGGGCAATGCTCAATAGCTTGTACACAACAAGGGCATAAATACCTATCATCATACTTACTTTTATCTTGCAAATAATCTACATATCGTAGTCTATCCGCAGATTCCGAATCGGACTGATACCTACATAATGGGCATACCAATATTTTTTTCATACTAATTTTTAATTAATCTATAAAACGAGCACATCTTACCATTAATTTAATTACCACCTTTCCATCCCAAATCTTTGGCTATTCGCCACACATCCGATACGTACTTATTATCGTGATTATATCTCCAAATACTATTCCATGTACTACTCACTTTTTTATTTTTAGACAAATAATTCGCCGCTGAATAAATAGCGTCCGTACAATTATATATATCTATTTGCCCATCCCTATTCCCATCTACGCCATAAAATTTAAACGTATTTGGCATAAATTGCATACACCCTTTCGCCCCCGCACTCGATAATTTATGACCAATATATCTATTACGCTCTTTTTCATGTATTGCTGATAATATCTGCCATGGATAATTATACTCCTCCCCCGCTAACTGATAAATTTGTGCTGTTGGTTCTAATTGATCTGGTAAAATCTGTTTTTCATTATATAACTCCGTTTTAGCTATTATCGTTACAATATAGCTGAAAATTAGTTCTGCAAGCATATAGTATTTATTTAATCAATACAAACCGCTTTACACGCCATCATAATGGCTATTTCCAAATGTGTTTTAGCAATCGCTCTATATCTATTACTTTCGGATCTCTCCGTACCCGCATCCTCCTCAATTATTAGCAATAATTCTGCTGCTTTTTCTTTTATCCTCATCATTGATTCCTCTTGGTCGTCACTTAAATCTTTATTGTGGTTACTAAATACATCATCCATATTTAAAAAAATTAAAAATTAAAAGCAACCATTTTGACAATGCCATTCTAATTTACTTGGCCCATTTGGCTCATCGTATCCTACATTTTCCATCATCAAATCCTCACCACATGAGCTACATCTACCCATCTCCTCAATTATATCTAGCCCCTCTGATTCATCTATATCTAATACTTGAGTCATATTAATAAGTTAGTAATTAATATCACGTTTTTATTATATAGTATGCTTACTATTTGTAAAGTTTTTTAGCTTGTTCTAAATAAATATTATGCCCTTATTAGCCATTTTTCAAAAAGTTGTCGCATTGGTGGGTACATAAAAATATCTGTTTTAACCCTATGCACAATATCTGGTAACATATCCTGACTTGCAATCAGTACACCATCCGACTCCGAACTCGGCTCAAATAAAGTTTGAACTGTATTACTATCTAGCCAAGGTATTTTCCACGTAAATAACGCCAGTAAATGATTCATAGCATTACCCGTACTTGAACTATCCAATCTAAAATCTGGTACTCCTAAATCTTGTTCCTGAATGTTAAAATATAATGCCAATTTTTGACCTAACTCTTTTCGTACAGCATCTATGACCGACTCTTTTAAATAATCAATAGATAAAAAATTACCCACATACTCTTTAGATAAACTATCACTATATGGCACATGACCCGCTACCGCTACACTTAACATAGATTGTTCTAACGGCTTTATTCTCTTTCTTTGTACTAAATGTTGATTATGTGTATCTACAATATCTAACCCAGCAATTACATGCGTAAACTGAGCCAATAAACAATCTATAGTTGATCGTGGTGCGGATTCTCCTTTATCTCTTATATCTCCATTAGTATCTATTGTCATTATCTGCTCTGCATAACAAGGTTCAATCGACTGTGCCATAGCATAAAATTAAAAAATAAATTATTTTTTACGACGTGAGCGTTCTGAAAAACATTTATCTAATAAAATACTCGCCTGCCCTTTCGTTAATTTAACCACATCAGACTCCCGATGACCAAATTTTATTAATAATACTTTTTGTTTATCAGTAACACCATCACTCCGCCAACCCGCATTTTGTTTAACCAAATTAATACGATCATCAAAATTACTATAAATTATACTATCCGCTTTTTGCAAAGCACTTACCTTGTCCGCCCCAGTTGCCCTAAACTTATCCATACGCTGTGTTTTACTATACCCATTGATGAAAGATGGTTTAATCGCTTTTAAACTGTAAAATACAGCCTCATACTGCCCTAGCATATTTTCACGTATTTCGGCAAAGTCCCGTTCATCGTCTTTTGCTCCTAAACTTATACGATACCCTTCCATAAACTTATTCCAACTATATTTACTAAATTTTTGTACCTCCGTAGTTAATTGTGCTAAAGCAAATATATTTACCTCCTTAATTAATTTATCAATATTATTTATATTAACATCAAACACATTTACCATAGGATTACTAGCAAGCAACTCTTCAAACTTGTCTTTTACTGAAAATAAATCCTCCCCATTAGCCTGAATAGGCTGATTAAGCCCTATTAACGTAGACGCTGAACATAAATCATACCTTTCCATATTATCCACAAAATCGATAAATTTTACATGATCTTTACCTGCAAATAATCTTGTGCCTCTACCCGCCTGTTGTTTATACACAACACTTGATTTTGTGGGTCTAGCAAATAACACCGCCCTAATCCTTGGACAATTCCCTATAATAGACACTTTTCCTTCTCGGCGAACAACTAACGTTTTATTCTTATTCTCCATACACCACACGTTTTCGTTCTTAACTACACTACTATACGCAATATGCCTACCTTCATCTTTAACTTTTCTAGCTTGTGTGCATAAAAACTTTTTTTCTCGTACCGTTAAATACCATATATCCTTACCCGTTATTGTAGCTTTTGATAAATTAACAGATGTAGCAAACCCACACCTAATCGCTAACTCTTGTATTCTATCCACTAATAACTTATTACTAGTGCATAACCAAGATCGTTTTTCACCGTTAGCCTTATACCCACACCCATCACCTTTTAATAACTCCTTCCAAAACAATAAAAATTGCCGTGGGGACATTAACATTAATTCTTCTGATAATTCCTTTTTAAGATACTTTTCTAAACTATTATACCCAGTACGCATTCTAGTGCTAATCCGTGATGTTCCTTTCGGTATTCTAAATTCCATCATAATAGTTTCTTTCTTATACGCCGTTCTACCACTATATCTAACTCTTTTACCATAATCCCACCCTAAAGACACTAATAATTCCTCTATTTCTACCACATACCTTTTATTATATTTTGATGAACAACTTTGATAAACACATAATGCTCTATTGTTTTTTGACAAATACCCGTCCGTTATGTACCAAGCTATAATACGCAACTCCTCATCACTAAGTAAAACACCTAAACTATTCTCACTGCAATAATCGCCACTCATAGGTAAAGCAAATACACCCAACCTCTCTACCAATTCCTTTGCTGACTTACACATCCAATTTTTACCCACATGCCCTTTAGTTCTACCTTTAATATAAATACTATGCCCCTCTGTAACTCTCAAATTATAATGTTGATTTTTAAACTCTACCATACGCTCACTTACTTTTAATGGTCGTTTACCCCTCGCTAATATAGGAACAATTTCTATAACACCTTCTTCAAGATTAAGACTAAAACAGTTACTAGCCTTCTCCATATTAGATATACCCACCCACCCTACATCAGTTAGTATCTCCGTCTTGTCGTCTAAACAATCAAACCCCTCTGTGGCAACCATACAATTAACAAGTACTTGTAATTTACCTGCCCTAAAATCCGACATTATTTGTTGCCGTGTTTCTGTATCAGTATTGCCCGTAACTGACTGAGCCGTATACTTATTTTGCCTAAATAACTCAGCCAAATCTTCTGAGTGCTGTACATCAACCGCAAAAGCTATTGCTGGCTCTCCTTTTACTAATCTAGTATAAGCATCCACAACTATTTTATTTCGTACAGGACAATTTACAGTTTCTGCTAACTCCTCTACCGCAAAATCACCGTTACGTAATTTAATACCACTTAAATCCTCATTGGTTCGCACTGTATACGCTTTAATTGGAGCTAAATACCCGTTCTGCACACCTTCCTGTAGCCCATACCTAAATACTATTTCCTGATACACTTTATCTAATCCCTGCCCATCATGCCGTTCTGGTGTTGCTGTTACGCCTAATAACACAGGACACTTATTCAGCTCGTCTCCCTCCTTACTATAACAGCCCATATATTCAAGTATATGTAAATAGCTACTAGAGCAGGAGTGATGGCATTCGTCAACTATTACTAACCCAAAATGACCTGGATTAAATTTTTGTATTCGTTTTGATTCTTTACGCCCTAATGTCTGAACGGACGCTATTATTACATCAGCATCTGGTTCTGCTTTATTACCTCCTTGTTCTATCTCAACAGATAATTCTGGCGATATAGCTAAAATTTTATCTTTAGCCTGCTGTAACAACTCGTCCCGATGTGCTAAAACCAATGTCTTTTTACCTGATCGCTTGACTTGTTGTGGTAATTGTGCGAAAATTATAGTTTTCCCTAAACCTGTTGCTAACTCAATCACCATTCGCCGTACTCCTCGTTTAATAGCACTAGCAATACTATTAATACACTTAATTTGATAATCACGTAATTGCATTTTGTAATAAAAATTTACGAATACCATTTAAAAAATTTGCCGTATCTCGTACCGTCCTTGACTTTCCCATATTATCATTTAAATATAATTTTTCAGCTACATATTCTGCATACAACTCCATGTCATTTATTGCAAACTCAAAACTACCTACTCTATCTATTGCCACAAAAAACTTATTACTGCAAGACTCTGTAAAAATACCTCTTAAACAACTACCATGTTTACTACTTGGTATACTATTATCTCTTATCTGAACAGTATCATTAGATAGTACTATATACATAACATATTTAGTTGCATACGGTGATTTACCTTCTGTTACCTCTATACGCACAGATTCCCGTAACTTATATAATAAATTGCCCACCACTAGCCCATTGTGTTCTGTCATCCTAGCTACACCGCCTTCTAAATCAAACTGAATACTATCTAAACAGTTACGTAAAATTACACGAACATCGCTATTTTTTACTAATAAACTCATAACAATTATATTTTTTAATATTATCTAAACCAAATTTACTAACTAATTTACTCCAAGTATCCCCATAACTAATAATATACTCCTCTGTATTTGATATTTTAAAACTATCCCCTGCTCTAATATTATCTATCGGCCATTCCCCTAAATACTTACCCTGAAAAATATGTACATAAAAATCCGTACATGTATAACTAACTGCCGAGCTAGATTTATAACTTATACTGCTAACCAAACCTATAACAAATAAAATAGCAATTAAATAAAAATAACTATGCTTATTAATTTGCCTTTTTCTCATAAACAATAAAAATTAATTACATATACATTATATATTTTAATTATAATTTGTAAAGTTTTTGGGCTTGATCTTATTTAAAATTATAGTCTTATTTTAGCTAACGCCACCATACCTATACCTATAGCATCGGACTGATTATCGTCCACCGTTATACCAAAATTATCTTTCGCAAATTGAACTGATAATATTTTAGCTTCTTTTCTTTTTGTTCTGCCTGGCATACCCATTACTTTTTTTACCTCGCTTGGGCCAACATCTATCATTTGCCCTGAACTATTAAAAGATAAAAATAATGCCCTACATATACCCTTCACTTCGGCAATTTTAAACGCCGCATTACTCTGAAAGCTCATATATTGCGTCTCAATAGCAAAAACATCTGGCTTGACTTTATTAATCAACTCCTTAATTTTTAACGTGATTTCCACATATCTATTATCCCCCTCTAATTTAGTAGTTAATGTGCTACAAAAAACCATTTTCCGCCCTTTAAATACAGCCACCCCAAGTTTATTTATACTTGGATCAATCGCCAACAATGTTTTATTTAATAATGACATACTCGTTTTTTATAAAATACATTATACCCTGTTCTAGGACACGTAAAACTTAATCTATATTTTTTAGCCAACATTGGAGCATTACCACTATGTAATCTTGTATGGCATTTATTACATAAGCACACTAAATTTTGAACTGAATGTAATCCCCAAATAATTAACACTTTTTTATAACACTGTTCATATACGACAAATGCCATTCCAAAAAAATTATTTATATATTCCTGACTCCACTGACTCCTATATATTCGATGATGTATCTCCCTATTAACTGAACCACATTCTACACACCGCCTTTGTTTACCTAATAACCACTCCGCTGTACCCTCTGATATGCCGATATCTAAATTATTTTCCATTATCTTTAAACGGGTCAAGCGTTGTTAGTTTTTTCCATGTCGGCACAAACTCACCTTTTTTATTCACATAACCACACCCTTGTGGCTTAACTACTTTTTGTGGTGTTGGTTTACCACCAGTCAAACTACTATGTACAGTTAAAACAGTCTTATTTTTATTGTCCGTCTCTTTTACTTTTACCACATGATTTTCATCCACCCGATCTGATCCTATATTATTTAATACCTGCGGTGTTTGTAGCACTGGTTTTTCCTTTTCCAATAAATCAAACACCGCATCCGCCACTTCCATTGCTTTATCCGCGGACAATTTACCTGTCTGGACTAATATATTAATAACTGCTCGATATGTAATTCTTGCGTAAGCCATTTTTAAACTGCTTTAATTTGTACTCCCGACTTTACGCCTGGGCGTAATTTTTTGGGTTTTACTACCACAGGCGTAAATTTTAATTCCATTGGATCAATTTTTATTGTTTTTGGTACTAATTTTTGTTCCTCTATAGTTTCCTTAACTGATTGGCCATTATCTAATATATTTTCCATACTCGATATATTATTAACTAATACCTGTTCCTCTACTATTTCACTATCTGTATCTGACACATACTCACCAAATTTATTTTTTTTCTTTGACATAGTTTTATATAGATTAAAAATCAATATTTTCTACCTCAATAGTCTCATTTTCAACTGTATCAGTCAAATTATCCACCACACCATCGTTACCCGCATCAACAACCTTACTAGATTCCTGACTAAGTTCTTGTTGCCCTATTAACTCTTCATTCTGTATATCAATAGTAAATCCCTCCCGTTCCTCTCTTGCTCTTACACGTTCTATCCGTTTTTTCTCTGATTCCTCTAGTTTTTCGAGACCTTTTTGTTCTATTTCCAAATCTGCCTTAAATGTTTCTGGTACTCTTGAAAAATCGTATGCCTTATTAAAATCACCATTCACAATTAAATGTACACCAACATAACGACCAACTAATTTTCTCAAATCCCAAATATGCCGTATACCTTCCTTATACCCAGCAATATCGGCATACGTTTTAAGCTTAGGACTTTCTCCCTTAAATAATTTACGTAAATCAGTATCGTATTTTTTTGCACTGTCTGCACTAGCAAAACATCTCTTTATAGTATTATAAAAAACTGGAACTGGTGTCTTAATAGCTCCAGACACTTCCTGATTGGTAGCATAACATAATAAGGATCTTGATAATGTAGGTGCTTTATCTTTCTTAAAATCTGGTGATAATGCACTTATCTCAATATTTACTCGCCTTAATAACGGTTTTACTACCTGTCCATTTACATCTAAAATACCATCTTCGGCTTTACGTTTATAAATAGCTAAAACCACGTCAAAAATAGGTTTTGGCTGGCTAAAATCCATAAACCACTTGCCCGCTTTTGTTTGCTTAAACCCTGGCTTATGTCTCAAAGACATACCCACAATTTTAGCAATATAAGATTCGTCTTGTAATGGAGCAAACTCCAACGCTGGACGGAGCGTTTCACCTCTTTTTTGCGAGGGTGCAACATAGCTGAGTTCATCAGACATAAAATAAAAATTAAAAAATAAAAATTTAATTTACAATATTTTTTCGCCCTATCGGTGGCCGTAACTCCCCCAAAAAATCATCTATTATACTATAACAATATGCCCTTGCACATTGTAATGAGCAACATATTACAGTATCTTTACCTGTAACCAAATGACTCGTACGCACAGTTACTTTACTTACCTCAAATAACTTTAATCCGATATCGTCAATCAACATAAAATCAAACACTGTAGCTTTATCCAATATATTTTGACCACATTTAATACAAGTATTACTCATTTTTTGATAAATTATCAAACGCTTCAAACACAATAGGCATCTGCAACCCAATAAACTTCCCGCAATCATGTTCAAACTGAAAGACTCTTTGCCTTTTCAAAGCAAGTATATCGGCATTTATCTCTTTCGTAGCCGTGTGTAATATTTGATCCCCTAATTCAAATGTAACTGTAACTTTTACTTTTTCCATTTTAAAACATTAATTAATCGTAACTTAATTATATTATTGTTTTTGTATTTGTAAAGTTTTTTTACTTGTTACTACCCTCATACTATTGTGTCGTATTATTCGTTTAGCGTTATTTATAAGCTCATGCACATCTAATTGAACATCAAACGATATGCTACCCACTCTCAAACTTTGTACTACAAATTTGTGCGGATATTGTACTACATATTCCATATAACCTGTTACAAGTCCCCCCATATAATTACCCAATATTTTAAACAATTTATTTATTTTTTCTTCTTTCTTACTACACGAAAAAAAATTATTTGGCATAGTAACCAGTACCTCATTCGATATTGCCAATTGTATACTGAATAATAACTTGTAATCTGATACGTTACCTCGTGCCAACTGCCACATTGGTAGCAATGTATTTGTTTTTAAACTTTCTGTTATATCCACCAACAAATCACCTGTATATAAACATTCCGCCTGAACAGAATCTCGCTCTACTGCATACGCCGCCATAGTGTACTTTTTACCCCTACTATCCTCAAACCAATACTGTACATTAGCATCATCCAATATTTTATTACGTATTAATCGTACTTGTCTTGCATTTAACGCAACAACCTTAATCTCATTAACCCTAATCTTATCTAAATAACTATACATAACGTCATCAAGATAACGAGATGCTTGAGCATTTGTTACTAATAAACTCATGGCTTAAAAATTAATAATTGGCATATCCATAGTACCCTCTTCCCTATCAGATACTTTATTAAATTTACTCTTTTTTTCTTCTAAATAATCTACTCCCGCTATTGTTGATAATACCCCAGTATTTAAATCAAAATCCATACTGAAATGCCCTGTTTTACCGTCTCTATTCTTAGCAACCTTTACTACTGTTTTTCGTTTTGTGTCTTCGTCCGTTGCCTCTGAATCCCGACAAACAAATATAACCTGATCGGCATCCTGTTCTATTGCTGATGTATCCTTTAAATCAGATAAACTTGGCACGTACATACCTCTTCGTTGTTGTGTTCTACCTCCTCTATTCAAGTGTGCTAGTAATAATACTGTAATATCCAACTCCATAGCAATAGCTTTAATTTTTCGCACCACATCTGATAATTCCGATGCCCTATTATTTGTAACATGCCCAAAATAATGTAGATGATCTATTACAACCACCTGAACGCCGTAATTCTCTTTCGCTACTCGTGCTATATCAAGTATTGATTCTAATTTTATCTCTCCTGTCTTACTGCAAACATATAATGGCAACGCATTCTCTCCTGTAAATTCCGCAATACCTTCCTGCAATATTTTCATCTCGGGCGATGTTTCTGTCAAACCATCTAATGCATATCCCATTAATTTTTTTCGCAACATTAAAAACTTTTTATATATGTCTATCGGGGGCATTTCCATTGATATAAACAGCATCGGGAACTGCTTACTTAATAATTGTAACGATAAATTTACCGAAAAAGTAGTTTTTCCCACGCTCGTAAGTCCCGATAATATAATCAATCTACCCGATCTATATCCGCCTATTATTGCATCCAACTCTGCCAATCCTGTAGACAATCCCTTATAGCCGCCAGTAAGCAATCTTTGTAGCAATTGCTCGTTATATTCTGATATGTGTTTAACCGCATCTACATCTGCAACAGGTAATCTGGCTTTATCAACTAAAGCTAAAAAATCTTCCTTCGTATGTTTTTGATCTACAACATAATTTGTTACATCACATTTTTCTCCATTTTCACTATTTGGTAACTCAACTAATCTACACTTATCTTTACCCAACTTAGCGGCAACTTTTAATGCCCCTTTCTGCCCTGGCACATCAGAATCAAATACTATATAAATTTTACTCACATTATTAAACAAATCCACCCAATGCTCTGAAAAATAATTAGCACCTTGTGTTACTGATACTACATTTGTAACCCCCATCTGCCATAATACCATGGCATCCATCTCCCCTTCCGTTATAAAAATACTTTTTGGATTGTATTTTAACACTTGCTCATTAAACAAAATAGCTTTACAACCCTTTTCTGAATAATACCTTGGGCCTTCCGTTTCCATAAACGGGTCTTTTCTACGCCTAACATTAACCACAACCTGCTCTGAATCTATAAGCGGTATCGTTATATCATGCCCATCACAACCCAACATAAAATGCTTAATAGTTTTATCCTGTAACCCTCGTTTTACACGCAAATATTCTAAAATTTTATCGCCAAAACTCCAAAGACTTTGTGCATAATTTTGTACTGTTTTATACTCTATCAATTTAAACTCCTTTTCCTGGACTACAGTTGCCTGTTCTGGTACGTTAATCGGTTCGTCATTAAACAACTTACGAAACTCATTAAACGATCCTTTGCCCGAACATTTTTGACAATACCACACACCAGTAACATCACTCAAATAGCAATGATTCCATTTTCCGTCCAAACAAAATGGACATTTAACATTAAACTGATTATTAATTGCACGGTATTCCAACCCCTTATCCACAAGATATTGCTCAATCTGGTTCATATTTTTAAAAAAGTTAAAATGCGTTTTAAGTTAATAGTCTTTTATCCTCCCCAACAAACTGTACCTCATGGGCATCACCCACCAGTCGAGATACGATGGCCTTGTGGCTTATTTTTAAGGGCAAGGACGAGATTTTATGGTTCGAGGTGTAGATAGTAGCCCTTTGAGCTAAATAACGCTCATTAACGATTATATACAGTCTCTCCAACACCCACTCACTTCCTTTTTCTTGGCCTAAATCGTCCAGGACTAAAAATTCCGCCTCAATACATTTTTGCATAATTACCCTACTAACATCCTTTTCTGATGGCCTTAACATATCCATTAAGTTAGGCACATTAGCATAATACACTTGCTTACCTAGGTATATTGCCATCAATGCACACAATATTGCTGAATAGGTTTTACCTGTCCCTGTTGGACCTGAAAAATAAAACCATTTCTTTTTACCTACCCCCTGCACAAAGTCCCATAACATAGCCTCACTAATTACATTACCTTTATAATTACCTAAGCTATATCTACTTAGGGATTCTTTTTGTATATTACTGCGACTGAATATATTTAGCCATTCCTTAACCGCCTCGTATTCTGTGTAACACGTACACATCTCCGTGGTATAGCCAAACTCCGATGGCTTTTTAATTCGCCCCAATGCACACTTTTCACATCCTGGCAACCACTCGACAGACTGATTCAATATTAAATTAAGCCTATCCAAACATCGCCTCTTTAAGCTGAGCCTGTCGTAAGGCAATTTCGTCATCCGAAAGCTCTCGTCTGTCATCGTCGCTATCAACTTGTCCATCTCCGCTAGAGTAATTTGGCTGGTCATAAACTATTTGGTTAAATGATTCTGAACATAAATGTTTGATTTTATTATAGGCATCTAAAGCCTTACCTGACGCTTTATACTCAATAGGTCTATTTAGACCTATCTCAATAGCCGATTTAGTCTTAAAATTTCCAAAAATATATCCTAAATCCCAATGCCATGGCAAACCTTTTTTATACCTACTTTTATCCGCTCTACCAGACATCCAAGCATTATGCTCTAATCTCCACATAGCCTCAATCAAATCAGTAAAATCTATCTTTTCCACCTGCAATATATTTTCTATTTTCTTAATCCATGGTAACGGTTTCGTAATTCGTTTACCCCTCAACTCCTTAGCGTACCATAAAATAATTTGTGCTACCTGCCTATTTGAGCAATTTTTTAGTTCAACTTTTTTGTCCAAAATTTTCTTAACTGAATCCTCCCACTTTTCTTCTGAATTATTATTAACTGAAAATATTTTATTATTCAGTTCGGTTTCCTTTTCAGTTTTTTGGTCGCCGTTTCCTTTTATTAATATATTTATATACTTTAATGCTTTGTTAGTATGATTTATTATTAGTTTGGTGTTTTCGCTAAAGTAATAGTTTGGTGTTTTCGCCAAACTAGTAAAATCTAGTTTGGTGTTTTCGCTAAGGGGGGGAGTAATTTTTTCCGTATCCCCTTCAACTAATGAGTCTAGCCCTAACTCTTCCGCTGATTTATAATCGTCTAACTCACTATATTGTAAATGCTGCTGTTTTTTCTCATTTATTAACCAATCAGTAAATTTTTGATGATTAATAAAAATACGTCTTTGTACGTTATTTATACCTTTATGTAAAAAAGTAACCGCAATATAATTATGTGCTTTTAAATTATTTATTGACTTTGATATATTCGTAATATGTATCTTAAATACCGTTGCAAAATGTTTATTTTCAGCCCAACAATATCCAGCCCTATTAGATAATGCTAATATTTCAGTATACAGTAATTTTTCAAACGATGTTATATCCTCAGCTAATAATACATTAGCTGGTAATATATTATATGGGACTCCTTGTAACATTTTATAATCTGTCATATTTTTTGTTATTTTATAATTTGATATATATTTATACGACCTAAGTAACAATTTGTTAGTTTATTTTTAATATAGTTATTAATAACTAATTGGTTTATTAACGTTTTTTGTTTAAATGTGGATAACCCACAATACGCCTCAAAAACTGAATGTTTCCAACCAAACCACCCGTCCTTTTGATATATTAAAATATGTTTATATTTTTTTGGGTTTTTAGCTATATCCAAAATTAAGTGTAAAAAAGCTGTTTCAGTTAAAGATAACGGTGTTTTATCTATAAGCATATATGATATTTAATTATTTTTAATCATTAAATAGTAGTAACATATAAAAGTAAACCTTTTTAATCTTGGATATCTATATTTTTATGTTTACATAATAACTTATTCGCCCAAGCTAATACACATAATTGAAACACTTGTTCTGATTCCATTATATATCTCACTGTGCCTTCACTCTCAATAATTTTATATGTAACAGTTATTAATTGTTTGCTGACTAAATTAGCAATTAATTTACCTATATATTTGTGTGAACTAATAGATACATTTAACAAATCCGTTAATTGTTTATTTGTTAGTTGGCAAACATAATCTTTATTATTCCTGCATGTTTTGATTATTAATACATACAATTTTAATTGTGTTTTACTAATTTGATACCTATCAAAAAAGTCCTTAGGTAAATAAGGCAATTTTTGTATAAAACTTTGCATAGTATTAAACAAATTTTAATGGTTCTATATCGGTTTGTATTTTTAGTTCAAAGCAAATATCCTCAAGTTGTGCTAATGTAAGTACTAATCCCTCATGATACCTACCAACTCCTTGAGCCTGTTGTATATGTTTCATAGCCAAACCTTTTTTATAGTACCAATTACGCAATCGTGCTATTGGTATATGTATCAGCCGTCCTTTATATGGATCGTAATACAAAAAAAGTTCCGCCTTGGTACTTAAAAATCCGCCTAATACTCCATCCGCTTTATGCGTTTCAAGATAAAGTGTATCGCGTTTATGAACATAAAAATCTGTTTTTACGTCAAAGCTAGTACTGTACACAAGCTCATTTACTGGACTGATCCAATCCCAAAAGCCGTCTATACCCAATGCCTGAAACTTTTTATCCATAGCTACATTACGTAGCGATATAGTTTCAGGCAGGTTATTTAAGTAAGCAAATACTCGCTCCTCACCCTTTTGTCCTAATGGTAATTGATCGTTAAAATCATATGTAAACTGATCCTCCATCTGTATATTTTATAAAATATTTTAATATTGACTACTTATATTGTGCAATAAGTTTGTTCAATAAATCAAGTTGTTCTTGTAATAAAGGCATTAATCTTGATCTATCTAGTCTATTTAATTTTGTAGTGTCATTGAGTAACGTTAAGCCTTTTTGTACATGTATTATCCCTTCAAAATACCCGCGTAAGTGTACCCCCATTTTATATTCAGTCTGTATTTTTTTCGCAGTCTCTTTTGGGTTATCTAATAAAATATTTTCGTCCTGTAAATCTGAATCCATCATGTGTTTTAAAGCGTCAAACATTATCTGTTCATCCTCAGGATCGGCTTCGGCTACCTCGTCTATATTTTGTTCGTCTACTAGTTCCTCAACAGCATCCACTGGCTTGACTGATACTACCTTATCCCTAAAATCCTGATTACTTGTATCCTCGGTAAGTGCCTCATCCTCCAATAATTCGTCCTTACTTGGATTTGGTAACGTTAAAAAAGCATTTAATTTTGACCAATTAGTAATAACTGTCGTTAAAGCTTTTGCTTTTTGATCTGATAGTTCCTTTTTATATTCAAATAATCTTATTTGTTGATTTGCTGACGCTACACTTAACCCAATAGCTGAACAATAATCCAACCAATTACGTTCTTGTTTCATAACTTGTCGGTGTTTTGCTAAAATTGAACCTAACTCAGCTACGCCGACAATAAAGTCCTGCATAACCTCGTCTTTTTTAAGTTTATACTCCTGCACTGCATTAGCAAATTCGGGAGTGATTTGGACTTGTGTGTCGTCCACCTGCATTATGGCCATATCCATAAAAGTAAAAGTTAGTAAATAAAAAATTTATTTGAAAAAACATTGTCTATTGCAACTAGTTTTAAAATCACATGCAGTACAACTGAGTAAATTCGGGTACCATAAATCATTTTTTATGATCTGATCCATTCGTGCTAATAATTGTACTATTGCAATAATATTTTGCTCATCTCGTTGTGTATACATTATATCAAAACTTGGCCCACCTTTGAGTCTTTTTAATAACTGTACGCCCAATCTTTGTTCTGGTTTGTCCATAAGTTTACGATATGCCAAAGCATACAATGTAAACTGAATGTTATTATCTAAATATTCCTGTGTCCATTTACGATAACTACTTTCGCCTAAAGTTTTATAATCATATATTGTGCCGTCCTCAGTTATTAAATCTATATATCCTAATATAGTTACACCTATTGATTTTAATTCGATCTCAAATTTTTGTTCTGTTGCTATAGGTATAATATCAGGTGCTATATCAGCCATATACTTACTTATCATATCCTCGCCTTGTAGATTAAGCGTGCTTGAGTATCGCATCCATTGCCTTGATACTGTTTTTAAGCCATTTTCAAATTCAGTTTGAAACTTATTAATAATAGACATAGTATCTAAATCGGTTTTTGATTTAATCTTTTGTTCAAAATTGTACTCCAGAGCCGAATGTATAGCGGACCCAAAAACCGTATATGGATTTGGTGGCATACGTTTTGCTCCGTCAACGTAAATATATTTATATGCCAATGGGCAGGTTAAAAATGTACCTATTTGACTGGCGGATATATATTTTGTCTTAGTTTTTGACATAATTTTTATTAAATTTAAACAACTCCCATTTTAAAGTTTTATACTGTCTTAATAATTTACGTACACTATCCGTACTTGGTTTATCCCATTCCGCCTCCAAATATTTAATATCTATACTTATAGGTATATCTAAAACAAATGTAACCACCTCAGTATCTGGATGTTCGGCAAGCTCAATATTTTTAAGCACTACTCCCGAAGCACATAAGTAAGTAGCAAAATGTAGATTTTTAGTTTTATATTCCATAATTAACCACGTTTAATATTTTTTCGTAATTTATTCAATAATTGTACTGGTAGCCATTTTACATCCTCAACAACTACATTTTGAGGATAAAAATCTGAAACATGGTGTGCATTTACACCGACTCCTATTACTACAGCATCTTTACTCGCCTCAACTATCTCGTGTTTTAAATCAAAATCCCTATATGTTATCTTACCTTTTGGCACTAAACTTTTATAATTAATTGGTATATTATTACAATTTGGTGCTGGCAATCCATCGGATACCATTATTATAATTCGTTCTGTATTGCGAGTACCATAATGTCTTAATGTGTGCGATGACGACCATAACGCAAATCCATCATTATTGCAACCAGCATCGTATCCATGCGATTCAAGTATAATACGCTCAAGTTGCCTTCGATGTTTATGCGTAAATTTTTCAGCGATTTTTTTATATTGTCTTAACGTTGCGTTAAATCCTCGTATCTCAAAGGGTATACCTACCGCATTAAGCACCTCGGCAAAAAGTATTGTTGCTTTAGCGGCATGTCTATTTTTTTGTGAACTACTCATACTCCCTGATTCATCTACCACTAAACTAACTACATAATCTTTATGCTGTCTCATTATTTTTTTGTTAAAAATCCTTGGATTATTAACTCCGACTTTATATAATTTTTTGTTATCTAGTTTACCTGACCTGTGTGAACCACCTAATCTATTATAATTGTTATCTTTCATTATGCTGGACAGCTTTTTTTTGAAAAAAGGTATCAATGGGCGTATTTCGTTATACATCGTCTCATAGGTTAAATAATCCTCTTTAGCCAATTTTGGCTCATCGTGAAAGCAACAATTTGTACCTAGTACAGGATCGTCTTGACCATATTGAACTGATGTGCCATTACTTTGGCTATTATTTTTATCTATATTACTAGCCTCAATTTTATCAAAATGTGTTTCAACATCCATCCCAAAATTAGATTTTTCGTCTTTTGGTTTTTCAAAGACTTTAGTCTCATTTTCGCTATCTTTTTCACCACTATTTTCCGCCATTTTGGACATCAATTCCGATAGTGATGTGTTATTATTAAATAACTGCTGATACTCATCTTTAGTGCCCTTTTTGCCCTGTTCCTGCTCATGCTCATCTACTAATTTTTTAAATACAGGCCAGATATTTTTATTTAATACCGATAACATGTCCCTAATACTTTCGGTATTATATGCCTCAAATAATGATTCCTCCAAATTTTCAAGGGCATCTAATACTTTTTCGTCTATCGTAGGCATCTCACCACCCCAAAATCCTGTGTATAGTGCATATATAAACTGAACTGGTTTTGTTAATTTAGCCTCCTCTTTAGCTGATATTTGAGCATTTTGTTTCAGCCATTTATAGCTAAAATTATCTTTTGTACCTGGATAATATTGCATTAATTGCGACTCTATTCTTATTGTATTAATCATATTAATTAATTGATGATACTCTGGCGTAGCATCAATCGGAAACGGTACACTAACAAATTCAGCCTCATCTACGTATTTACCGTACGCTATTGCGTTAAGTGCATCAGCTATAGACCATCTCTCTGGTTTGTTTATTATATCTTTAACTACTACAGATAATTTAAAAGCATCTCCGTCCTTAATACATTTCCAAATATCTTTATCCTCTGATGATAAAGGCACTGGCTCTAATATTATCTTAGTGTCTAATGTTGTTTCTGCCAATTTTTCAATCCTATTACCAATACTAGTAATAGTTTGTTTATATTGAACAATATCTTCGGGCGTATCCTCAGACGATTTGTAATATAAATCCGATAAAAATGAGTCAAAATCCATAATATAATTGTATAATTAAATAATTTTTTATTCAATCGTTTCTGTTGGTATTGTAACAGTATCTATAAGAGTATCTTGTGCTATACCAGCTCCCATATCTATAGATTCCAAATCTATATTTTCAGTCTCTTTTGTTGGGCGTGTAAACGCTTTTTTAAGTGCCATACCCGTACCCCAACTTTCGTTATCTGCAAATAATTTATTAATATTATCATTAGCTATTACTCGCTCATCTTTATCTATTTTATTTTGCCAAGTCATTTTATAGGCATCTTTAATTGTAACAAACTCACACATTATCGCCCAGTCAATAAGATTACGAGTACTTATCTCATAAGCAAATTGCTGGTCTTTATATAATTTACGTAGCTCATTTGCTACTTGTACTATACGACTTATTATACCTGTTTTACTCTGTATTGGTTTATCATCAATCTTAATTGCGGGATTAGTTAATAATATCTCACGTTCTTTGCGTGCACTTGGATATGCTAACTCAAGATTAATACTAAATCTATCCTCCAAAGCCCTATTCATCTCCTTTGTGCCAGCATAATCCTCAGTTGGATTAATGGCCGCAAAACACCTAAAATTAGGATGTGCTTTAATAAATTCAGCCTTATCACCACCTTTTTCCTCCATATATAATATTCGTCTATCGTCTAATACTGGTTGTAATACGGCAAGTATTTCAGGTAAAGCCATATTTAGTTCGTCTAACAATAACCAATAGCCATTACGTATTGCTAATGCTAGTGGGCCATCCACCCAATAAGTTTGCCCATCTCGTAAAAGCCATTTACCTACAAATGAATCAATACCTGTTGCCCCATTTAACTGAATAATCTGTAATGGATTGTTCGTTTGCTGTGCAAGATATGCTATACAAGTAGTTTTACCAGTACCTTTTGGGCCTACTAATAAAACATTGCGATTTGTTTTTGCACCCAATAATACATGCGTTGTAAAATCCTGATCCTGCTCGCCCTCCATCACATAATTGATACCTGATGGGACTAGCTCTTTTATCCAAGTAGGGTCGGTACCTGGATTAATAGGGCAAGATACTTTGCCCAAAGTAAATAGCTCGTTGCTCATAAACGAATAATTTAATTATTAAATAATTTTTATGTCTTGATTATATATCCTATAATCAATTTGTAAAGTTTTTTAGCTTGTTATTAAGCCATTTTTATTGACTTATTTTATACTGTCATCTATCTCAAAATCAAACTCATTTGAACTTTGATATGGCACATCATCGTTATCACTTAAATGTTGCTGAAAGTGTATTGTATCTGAATCACCCCTAATTACATTAATCCTTAATTGAATCATTTTTAACTGATCTGGTATACCATACCAATAACTTTGTAATTTTTCATACATCTCCTTATGCAAGTCTGCCGTAAAAGTAGCTCGTACTAATTGTCTATCTAATTCGGCATTAACCTCGTCTCTTGTTGTCTTGCCATGCAATGTTTCCAGAGTCTCTTTCAGTTTATGCTGTAACCCCGCTCTCCTTAAATCAATAAATTTATTTGCTTTACTTAAATTACGCCAAGCTCTTGCTCGTAATGGTATTAAACTTGATCGTAATACACTTAATTTACCTGCCATTCGTGATAAATCATCTGGCGTAAAATCTGAAAATGATAATCCCGAAGCACCCAATCCTCGCATGTCGTCATATATTAACTCAATTTCAGATAATAGCTCATTAACCTTATAGGTTTTATCATATAAAGTATCTACAAACTTTTCTGTTTCGTTAATAATATCCTTAAATGTTGGTATTGGTTTTGTGCTAGTAGCAATTTGTTCAGCCATAAAAATAAAGATTAAAGATTATTATAATCTAATGTACCGTCCTGTTGTACAGGTGGTGCAAAACTTGTTGACTCGTCCTCGGCATAAAATTTATCCCGTAGTCCAGTAAGTTCAAGGACACCCTTACAAAAAGCTCGTTTCCATGCCATACTCGCTCTATATTGAGCGTCAATTATGCCTCGTTCTTTATATGATATTTTACCTGTCTTGCGATCCTCCTCAAACTTACCTGTATTTAATCTACTTGCCTCACCCATAACAAAAACCTGATGTGTTGGACTATCTATATACCCCATATTTATCTGAACAATATGATTCATTAGATTAGTCTCATCTGGAACTTGTATCCATTCTGGTTTATCTATAATTATAATCTGTAGTTTATCGGCAATTTTTTGGCATCCTTTAAAGCTTATTATATTTGCATTACCTGCTTTCCAGGTATCATATTGCATATTAATTATATTTGATAATATAAAGGCCTGCTCCATACCTTTTGAATCAAAATAGCGACCTTTAATAACATGTGCCTCATCAGCACTTTTTTTGTCTATCGGCATATTAAAAATATTATTGATTAAATTGTAAAAATTTAAGTATTTCGTTACCTAATACTTTATACTGTCCCACTATTTTTGCTCCTGGTCTACTATAGACAATAGGCTTTATTTGCGTCTTATTAGTTTTAATTACAGGCAGGCGTTTACCTACTTTATCTTTTTTTGTAATTAAATTATAAATTACAGGATGCGTTTCAACACAAGGGATTATTCCCTCGTTGATTATTTCCTGTAATGTGTACTCCCTATCTGGGATAATTGTACTCATATTTTAAAAATTAAATATATAATGCTTTTTTGTTCACTAACGTAATCGGTAGTCCTGGTAATATATGTTTACCCTCAATATCAACCTTATCTATACTATCTTAACTAATCGAGATATAACTGGTGCTAAGTCTTTATGCAAAAATCCTAGTTTTTTATCTTTATACCAAACACTAACTGAAAAGCATCCTACGTTATCCTCCTCCTCACTTTTTAAGCTTAATTTATCACCTTTATTTATATTTAATTGATTTGCTATCGCCTCTTTTTCAAAACGTCCCCTATAAATAAAAGTATTGATAACTGAAAAATTATTAACTGCATTATAGCAATTACCGCCTTTTTCCAGGTATATCTCAAGATTAACTGCTTGTGTCATGCCAATATAAAAATTATTGATACAATGTCAGTATATATGTTTTGTAGGTTTTGTAAAGTTTTTATGCTTGTCCTTTTTATGTAACTATTGAGTTATGTATAATCTCAATAATATCTTTTGCAAGCTTTGGATCATCTGCAATCGCTTGTCTTACTGCGTCTTGGCCTTGCCATTGCTTATCGCCAAAGTAATAAAAAGCTCCTTTTTGCGTAATTACCTTAGCAGTCAATGCCATTGTAATCGTATCCTGTAGTACATTAAATCCTTTACCGTATTCAATCTGTACTGTTGTTGATCGAAACGGTTTACCTACCTTATTTTTTTTAACCATTATTTTTGTTTCACCAATTTTTTCATCTGTTGTTTGCTTAAAACTTGTACGTAATATCACACTTGCATCAAAAGGCAATGCCCGCCCGCCAGGTCTCAATTCTGGTGAGTTATGCACTACAATACCATCACATATATAATTATGATAATCTTTTACCTCAATATCATATTTATCTTTATTCCTATACTTACGTGCACTATTCGTATCTATAGATATAATACTAGTAAAATACTCTTTTTTTATACTTGCAGTCTCCAAATTAAAATCAATATATCTACCCCTAAACTGAACTGGTAACTTATACTGCATACTATCTGGTATATATGTACATATATGCTGGGCAATTTTACGAGAATCTTTTGCTGAAAAAATTAATAAACCATCTTTCCGTAATTCTGGTGTTATTTTAAAACTCTCTGTAAATGATTGTACTATTTTTCTTAGTGCGTCCTTATCATCCTTTAGCCGACCTATAGATAACGCATATCTACAATGATAATTATCTAAATCTAAATGCCCATCGTCCATTAACCATATTGCAAAACCTAACCAATCTAACTTATCGATAATGTCCATAGGATTACGTTGATAATTAAAATTAGCTAGATCATGCCCACTACGACTTATAAGTCTTTTTTTATTTTTTATAGTAGTATCAAATCCTAATATGTGTAGCTTATCTGCTTTCCAATACACATAATCCTTGTTTTTAATATCCTGTAGTTTTAATAAAAACTTATTTTTTCCTGTTGTTCTAATTGAGCTATCCCCAACAGATACCCCATACATAAATTGTTTAGCTAAAGTGCCTTGTAATCTATCATTAATACATGCATGTATTTTATCTGTAATTATAATATTTTGAGCCTCAACCCAACCACGTTGTGTCAATAATTTATGATTTTTTGTAACCGTTATGGCATTTACACCATTTGTACTATCAATACCCTCCATACGTATAGTTATCCATTCAGACTTATCGGTTATTTTACCATTATTAAACCAATTTATTATGGGTGCTGTTACATATTTATTAGTTTTTTCATCCCAAGCTATAATATTACCAACTATTTTTTTATTGACCACATCCCTGATTTTAATTTTTCGTCCATCATCAAAATAAATAATATTATCTGCGTGATGACACCCATAGGTTATCCCTACACTATTACGTACTTGATTAATAAAAAAACACGTACATTTATTTTTATCTGCATTCGGGACTATTTTACGTAATGCTTGCCCCATTAATCTAGCTCTCATTGCCATTTCGGCGTCTCCTACCTCGCCCTCCACCTCCTTTCGTGGGACTAATTTGGCAACTGAATCCAATATTATGGCTTTGATTTCGCCCGATGCCGCTAACTCATTCATAATATTTAAAGCCTGTTCCGCACTATCTGGTTGGCTTAGTATTAGTTCATCCATATTTAATCCTAATTGCTGTGCGTAATCTGGATCGAGTGCATGTTCTACATCAATAAATGCTACTCCGCTTTTAGGATATTTTTTTTGTACCTGTGCTAAAAACATAATCGACAAACTCGTTTTGCCTGAACTTTCGGGGCCATAGATCTCAATTATCCTCCCCTCTGGCAAGCCCCCTCCTAAAATAAAATCTACTGATGGCAAGCCTGTCGAGATACGAGTAACATCCGCCCTATCCATTTCGGAATAAAGCTCGACTGATCCTTGCCCATACTTTTTTTGTAGCCCAGACAATAGCTGGGCAAATTTTTTGCTCATACGTAAAAAGTTAAGGTTAAGTAGCGATTATTATAATGGCGACTTTTACAAAAGTAAAATAAAAAGGCTTAGCATTACTGCCGAGCCTTTTTACTAACCTTTACGTTTGTGAACCGATGAGCATATTTATTATAAATTAACTTTATACATACGTCAAATCTAATCTTTTTTAAGTGGGTTTTTTACTGCCCCATATACACCAGTTGCCATTGCCCCTGACATAACACCTATAATCATACCCTCCCATGTGTTACATCCCTCCGTGTATGCCATAATTACCCCTATTAACGCTCCTATTAGTACGGATAATAATTGCAAATATTTTTTTTGCTTTTTATCAGTAAATTTTAGCAGGCATTTTAAAATTTGTACTATAGCCAAAGTAGCCCCCGCTATTAATCCTTGTACAGTCGATAAACTTGTAAAATCCATATAATTATTTATTTAATAATAAAAATTTATCAAACGCTTTTTGCTTATCCAGCATAGTTGCCGCTTCGCATCTATTCATTATTTTATGTAAATCGTTTGTCCAACCTAATTTAAAAAATATCCAGCACCAATCCTCCACCGTTAAATCTGCATTTGGATTATCCCATTTCGTAATTATACCCGATTCAATAGCTTTTGCTTTTGGGTTTTCAGCCCAGTCAGGTATGATTTGACTTTGCTCCCATTCAGCATATTTATCTAACCATGGTTTTGGATCAATATAGCCCGCAAATCCATTATTGTAATTTATCACCCCGCCATTGCTATCCAATTCACGTATACCAAAATGTAAATGTGCCCCTGTACTAAATCCACTATTACCTGACGACATAACAAACTGATCCTCAATTACTCTATCATATTTTTTAACCATTGGCTCTGTATCTGAATGAGCATAAAGACTTTGAAAGCCGTCATCATAATTTATCCTAATATAATGACCATACCCTTTTGGGTCATTACCCGTCTCCATAACAGTACCTTTGCCCAATGCGTACAGGTGCGTTGCTATTGGAGTAGCATAATCTAATCCGTTATGTCCTTTTAATCCAAATTGTTTATAAATTTGTGGATTTTTACCGAATAATTGGCTGATACTATAATTTTCATTAAAAGGTTTTCTTATTGGTCGCATAATTTATAAATTATTAAATTAAACATCTAGCCAAAAAATCTGGGCTTACGTCACACATCATATAGCATGCATCTATATCTGTATACATAACCATCCCAGCGGGATTTGACCCATATAGTGATTGATTACACTGTGCGACGCCACTTAAATTATACTTATACAATGTTCCACTTCCTACTGCATATATATTTAAAGAATCTGCTCCAATAACACCACCACTAACATCAAGTGAATCACTTAAACTAAAATCAACAGCGGAATCTAATGCCGTTCCGTTAATAGTTAATTGTCTTATGTTATAACTTGTTGTTGTAAAGCCCGCTCTATTCGTAAAATATAAATATGTACCATCTGTAAACATATGCGAATTCCCATTGGTAGTGCCAAATGTATATGGCATTAATGTACCGCCAGCTGCTAAATTATTCTTAGCATACCTATATAGCCTATACGCAGTAAAAGGACTATTTACTAATAAGACATATACATAATCCCCTATTATACACCAGCCATATATGTCAGTAGCCGATGCCCAATCACTAGTTACTGTTCTATCTTGATAATTACTACCTTTTGCATATATTTTTATGTGCAAACTAAATCCCCCGCTACTATCCTGTCTACCTGGAAGCTTACTAATGGAATCTAATGCTCTTGGGCACATGTATCCTGTTCCATTACAATAATATGGCAATACTATTGACAAGGGTGCTTGAGTCATTTTAGCAATAACACTTTTTTTAATTTTTTTCTTATTGTTACTATCCACACTATCTTCAACTAAAAATAAATCATCCCCATCTAAACTAGTTTTTTCTGTAAATGACACAAAATCCCCTGCGGCTCGTTTTAATTGGGCATCATTACTTACATTCCCCAAACCTAAATTAGTTCTAGCAGTACCCGCATTATTTAAGTCCGATAAATTACTAGCTATTTTAAGCTGTGCATCATTTGTTACATTGCTTAATCCTACGTCAGTTTTATCAATTGAAATATTTGAAGATAATGCTTTACTATTTATTGTTCTAGTATTTGGTACTGCATTTACTACTCTTGAATCGTCTCCTGCCATCACTGTTCCTGTAGCTGTACCTACGTCTTTTGTTGCTGAATTGCCCAACCCTAAATTAGTTCTAGCAGTTGTTGCACTGGCTAAATCAGATAAATTTGATGCAATTTTTAATTGTGCATCATTTGTAAGATTATTTAACCCTAAATTTGTTTTTGCTGTAGTTACATTTGCTAAGTCTGATAAATTACTTGCTATTTTAAGCTGTGCATCATTCGTAACGTTACCTAAACTCAAATCAGTCTTGCTTGTACCATGTGGATTCCCTGTAACTACTTGACTATGGTCATATGCAGTCTTACCCCTGTCTCCTCTATATGCAGTTGAACTAGTTTCACCTAACTCCAAACTACTACCCAAACTTAATATAGGTCTTGCGTCTATTATATATGCCTCTGCACTATCATCCGTATCTAATATTTCAGTACATCCAGGACGTAAATATATTTGGCATAATGGTATTTCGCCTGCTGGAACTACTGGAACTACTGGCGTAGCCGATTCAGACCCTGCTGTTATCGTTAAAGCTCCTGTATCGTCCATACTTATTAAATCTATTCTGTCATTCGTAATTGGTGCTGTAATAGTACCCGAATTACCTTCGGCCCATTCAACAAGTACCCCATCACCCGTTACCCAATGCCCGTCCATAATTTTTACAGTCATATTTGGAGTATTTTGAGCAAAGGCTCTTAAATATGAACCTCCTTTGGCATCCTCCCGCAAATCATTATACTGTTGCAAATAAGCTGGGCCTTTGACTGCTATTGCTGTTGATTTCATAATTTTATAATTTTAGTAATTTTATTTTAGCGTATTATACGCCAACTACCAAGCTAATTGTCCACTCAATAGTTACCGCTTTAGTAGCTGTTTTTGATATACTTGCATCTAATAATGCTCGTGCATACATAGCTCCTGATCCTAATGTGGCAATAGATTCCGCATTACCGAATAAAGCTACCTCAGTTATTGTAACCACTGAATCATCATCGAACCTAGCATACACTTTAATAACACTCGTTGTTTCATTAATAACACTATCCGCTTGAATAATTGCCGATCGTTTATACGGTGTCGCTAAACTAGTCTGCTCAACATTTTCCGCCGTTATACCCGTACCTATCTCAATATGTTTAGCTAAGCCTAATTGAGCAGTATCATCATAATCCATCATCCTATTAGCAAAAGCATTCAATCCGCCCCTACATGGGGTATTAGTGATTATCTGTTGTGAATCAATTTTACCCGTTTTTTTATCCTCAAGTGATATTCTCACTTGGTTCATTATACGAAAAGCTGTTTGCATATTATTTAAATAAATGTTAAAATGCGTTTTAAGTCTCTGATTGCCAAAAATATCCTTCCAGTGGTGTTGATACGTCTTTATCAAACCAATCGGTATCCGATGGGTCTGGTGCGTCAGCGTCCCCCCACATAAATGGATCATGCAATCCATAATCCACCTCCGCAGTTACACCAAAGGCATCTGCCTGTCCTGGTATTATCTCCACAATTACATTGCAATGAGCAGGGTGGATTACCTCAAGTATATCAACCAAATCTTGTGCTTCATAATCACCGTAAGTTGGTTTATATATCTGAACTTTATATGTAAATACATCATCTGGATCACTACTTATTGTATAAAGCTCAATTATATCAACACTCTGTGCGTCATTGCCTACAATAGCTGTCGCTACTGCTTTGATTGTCGCTACTGTCGCTCTTGTACCTGATAATTTAGATATTATATTTGCCCGTCTTACTACATTACTTAGTTCCGAATTGACTGGTATATCTAAAAAAGTTTCCCATTCAGTTAGACCATCTTCGGTAGCAGTTGTAACTATTAACTGTTGAGCCGCCTCATCAAGCAAATTTTTAAAAGTTGCTAAAGCATTGGCTTTTACTATATTACGGGCATAAATAATACTAGTACTATCCTCGGAATCATTATACAACCCTTTAGGATAAAATGCTTCAATCTGTTCCTTAAATTGTTCTTCGAGTGCAGTCATATTATACAGGCCAATTAAAAGTTAAAGTTCCCAAAATTGCCATCTCGGAGGCCGCTAACTGAATATTAGCCACTGGCAATGTAATATCAAAATCTAAAATACCCGCAGTATCATGTAATATATTTTCAAGATCAACTATGTATAATTTACCCCCTATACCTAAAGTAGGTAAATATGCTTCAATTGCGGTTTGAATAGTAGTCTCCAAATCTGCTTGCCCATAATCCGTATCATATTCCACAATATCTACTGTTATATCTATATTGTTCGTATCTGGTGGTAATACTGTAATGCTATCACAAACAGCTCTGTTATCATCTGAATTGACCAGTGCAGATACCTCGGCCAATAGCTCTGCCGAAGGCACACCATTGCCACTTGAGGCTGTAATATATATCTCAATCAAATTACTAAATGCCCCACCTACTGGAATAGTAACTGTAGCTGTAGCCACACCATCAACACTTTCGCATGTTTGCTGATAACCAGACACCGTTACTTTACCCGTATTTACAGATAATAAATCTTTAATCCTTGCCCTATAAGTGGCATCATCCTCTTCATCTGTTCCGCCAGTTATAGATGCCTCATTTACACAATATTCAATACCAGTTGGCTTATTAATCAAATTTGTAAGTGTATTTACAGCCACATTTGATGCCGATCCCGCAACTGTTGCTTGTATATCCGCCTCAATAGTCAAATTACCTGTTTCGTTTGTTGCTGGTGGTTCTTGTGTTTCGGCCCCAGTATCTGCATCTGTAACTGTATACGATGGTGTCAATGTATTATCTAACAATATTACATTATCCTCCTCGCCTGTACCTATTGCTGAATACACATTATAACTAACTGCTCTTGGAACTGCCGACCATGTTAAACTTATCGAGTTATTTGCGTCTCCTTCGGCAATAGTTACTGTTTCAACAGGACTTGATTCTGACTCTTTTCCATCCGCAGACACAGACGTAATTTTAAAATGGTACTCTTCGTCTACTAATGACCCGCCATCTATTAAAACTGCCGATGTAGGCTGTTCTGGTGCGGAAACTGTCCCATATAAAACCACCTCCTCTGTAGTTTCAAAATTAATTGTAGTACCATCTCCTGCTGGCTGTGTTCCTATAATAGTACCCTCAACTATTGTATAATCAGATTCTGCTAATTCAGCTCGCCCAAATTTAATAATACCCGTAGCAAAATTAGCTGTTTTACGTTCAGTACCCCTATCAGCACCTAAATTGTCTAATTCATCACCAATCGCATAAGCTAAAAAAGCGTTATTTGTTGCCGTCAATAAATCCTGTTGTAATGTATATACAATAAACGCTAACACTGCTGAATCCTGATATACTACTGAATCGGGATTAATGTTAATATTACTTATTTGCGACTGCCATTTTTGTAATATCACACTAATCCATTCCTCCAATGATTTTGTTTGTACTATTGCCATTTTTTAAAAGTTTAAATCATAAGTAACTGTACCGACCTGCGTGCCTATTTTCACCTGTATTTCAAGCGTAACAGTATCCGATGTTTTATCCAATACTTTTACTGATTTGACTTGATCTAATCGTTTGTCATCTAACATTGGCTGTAATGCTCGTAATACATGCGAAACGTACGCACTATCTGGTATACTATATGGTGATCCGTGCTTTAGTTCAGACAATAAATTTGATCCATACTGAGCATCTAATAACCAACTACCGACCTCAGCCAAGCACCTATTTTGAGCCATTTGTAACAATACAAACTCGTTCTCCACAAGGGCTAAATCGCCACTATTAGTTAGTTCAAAATCAGATCCTTGAATCAAAGCTAAATCTACCATTTTTTGAGTTGCATTTGCCATATTTTTTAAATACTTTTTAAATTATTTACACTCGCTACTAATGTAGCATTTGGGCCTGCCTTATCTGCAACAAGTACTGTTTCACCATGTAATGCCACTTTATTGCCGTTTACAATTAGTTTACCAGACCCTGTAATAACAATATCATGCGTACTGTATTCAATTGGATTATCATCATCTAAAGCGTGAGCATGACTACTAAACTGAATTGTGTCCCCCGCTTTAGCTATGGCACTGCCATTTACCAATTTTCCTGTGCATTGCACTACCCCTGTAATAGGATTGCCTAATATATCTGTATGCCCTATCGCTGTATCACCATTTTTTATAACACTTGCCATAATTAATTTACATTATTTTTTATATTACCTCAACTATTGGTGCGTCTAATGATATTTTAGTATCCGAACAAATTAAAATATCATTAGTGCCTTCAATAGTTATCTTACCAGTTGTTTCCAATAAAATTCGATTTTGTTGCGTAAATACATTGCCAGTATAAGTACCTGTAACCATCTCAATCGCATTATCCTTATTCAGTTTAATTTTTGCTGACGGCCTGTATTTTTTGATTTGCCCTTCCTGAACTATTGTCCCATAGTGTAATAACACTTCCCCAGCCTCCAAACTTAAATCATACTGTTCTAATACATTTAAAATTACAATTTCAGCATTATGTAGTTCGCATACTATTACAGTATCGCCAGCCTTTGGTAAACTACTTATACCCCTTGGTGTCATCACCTCACAAAATTTATATTCTCTATCTGTAAGCTGTCCTTTGACATGACATAACTGTGCTCCTTTATCATCATCTTTTAGTACTGACGTTACTATCCCATATTCAAGTGTTTTCATATAAATTAATTATTAATTACTGGAAACGGTTTTACTAATATAGTAGTCGTAGTTTTATTTTTACTATCAAAATTATATGTCAAAGTATCTATATACATATATTGCAATATTTTTTCTTGCTCAAATCTTATATCTAATATATCCAATAAATCATAATCGGCCACTCCATATACTGCTAACTCAATACTAGCCACTATATCAGATTCTTTCAATAAACGTGTTACTTGCCCCGTAAGCTCGCCCGCATCTTTAGCTGGAGTCGTTACATATCTATGTCTGCTAATAGGTTGCCCTTGCAAATCAGATTTATTTCGTAACCTTTGTGCATAATCACCACCCGTTAAACTAGCATTTTCCTTTTCCATCTTAACCTGTAGTTTAGCCTTTGAGCTTGCATAAGTATATCCCGTAATTTTATTACGCACACCTGATATACTCTCATTGACTTGTATTTTTTCAATCCTTTGATTATGTATACTAAATTGACCATCTACTTGTGTAATAGTTATTTTATCTTTAACTTTTGCCGAATCAAAACTTATTGGTAACTTTGTTTTACGTATGGTCAATCCCTTTTTAATTAAAATAAAATCATTGTATTTTAATATATCGTCCACTACTTGTCCTTTTCGTACGCTACCCGACTGAATGGCATATTCTTTAATAATTACCCCCTCACCTAGCTCCAAATCCCAATTAAAATCCGCAAATACTAATTCAAGTATTGAGTTATCAGTTACTCCTTTAAACGGTCCTAAAGTCGGGGTTATATCATCCTCAGTTAAATATACCAATTCCTCTCGTCCACTTAATGTCATTGTGCTACCTATATTATTCCAAGTAGTTTTTTTATCCTCAACCAATCCCCTAAATATCTCAATACCATCTTTATAAGCATTTAGTATACACCCTATCGGTATCGTAGTTGACTTACTCCCACCCGAATTGGCCATATTCACGTCAAATGTGTCTACAAACTGTGATACTGTCCTATTAATTGTTAAGGAACTAAACTGTAATTCCTGCTTGCCATTAATAACTATATCTAATCCTAATTGTTTATCTATATTCATACTAGTTTATTATTAATATTCCCAACAAACGCCACCATACCAATCATCCCACTCAGCTGGCGTGTAATTTAACTCATCTTTATACTTATCTTGTTTAGTTTTTTCTTCGTTAGTAGTCGAAGCACTTGCTGGTATACTGCGAGTTATTTTTGGGGCTATCGCTTTATCTGGCAATAATAATATATCTCCCACATACAATAAATTGGCACTTTTCCAATACAAACCCTCACTACCTTTAGCGATCGTGCGTACTTTTTGTCCCCTATTTAACTCAAATAAGTCTGTAAAAGCAACTGAAAATTTGTATGCAATAGTCAATCCCATATCACCTGGCTGAACTGTATAGGTTCTTTGGTTACTCGTCTCAATAGTTGTTGCTGTAGTATCACCATTTTCCAAATAATCTAACCATAAAGCGTATGCTTCCGCCCTAAAATCATAATCATATCTTAACCATTCGGCATTACGTATTGGATCAGTACCTGGAACTATTTTACCTAATTTTATTGCTCGGAATAATAAAGCAACTGTTGGGTATTTTAATCTTGTAGCATAATCATCTGATGGGGGTTTAGCCACTGACGCTGGGAATAATTTTTTTAAAAAATCTGTTATTGTTGCTGAACTTGGATCAGTATGCTCCCATAACTCCATCTCAAACAGATAATTTACTATACCCTCATCATCTTTTACTGAGCTATTACCATCCGTCTCAAACTCATCGGCATTTTGTGATATAGATAACTTTTGTATTATACATTGAAACGCCCCGAAATCTGGATGAAACAATTCTCCTGGCTCATTATCATTAAGTAATCTAAGTCTATTAATATACGCCCTTGGTGATTCAGTACCCGATGATCTCGTAAATATACCCGTTATCCTAAATATACGATAGTTTAATACTCTTTCGTGTTCTGCCCCATTTCGCCCCGCATACTCATACGTTGCTACTTTAGCTTGTTCATCCATCGAAAAAGTTTTGACTGATATTGGGAACTCAAATCCCTTATACCGTATATACATTTTTTTATGTTTTTTTATCATAGTTTAAATTAATATGCTGGAGTAAAATTAGCATTTAAAATCTGATTATTATCTGCAAACGGAGTATATAATCCTCCTGGTCCTGTATAATTAGCCGAAGCGGGCGAATCAGCATTACTCCACATACTCTTACCATCTACATTAAGTGTTACTTGTATCGTAGGCGTAAAACTTAACTTATTTGTCTCTATTGCCCGTTTCATACCTGCAATACCTAAATTAATATTACTTAACTCCTCATTAGATAATTGTGTTGCCTCTCTCAATTTGCCCATATCCTCTGTATCAAAAAAGCTTTGTGTTTTATTAAGTTCATCTAGCATAGTTTGTAATTTACCTTGTTTTTCGTATAAAGCTTCCGCCTCTTTATCTGGTTCTTTTCCTGATAAAGCACTATCAAAATTAATGCCCGCTAATTGATTATTCACGTCATTCAATTCCGTAGTCGTTGTATTTAACTGCACAGCAATACTTTCTTGTAGACTAGTTATTAGATCCGTATTTTTATATGGGTCTACATAAAACTTTAATTTATTAAACTCCTTCAAGGCTTCGGTGGCTTTTGGCATATCGCCAGCTGAAATTGCTCCCGTAAATAAATCATAGGCTTGTTGTAATTTTAAAACACTACTCGTATTACCTAACGATATATCATTTAATAATTTTAACGAGTTGATTAATTCCGATACGCCCGTGCCGACAGCTAAATTTGTGCCCTCATCTACCATTTGCCCAGTCAAAGCACTAAATAACCCAGTATCATACTGCGAACTAGCATATTCTTTTAATGTGCCAATTATACTTAATGCCATATCCTCTCCGTATCTATCTATTAACTGATTAGGCGACATATCCCCGCCCGTTATCTCACTCATATCCTTATGTATCCCCAACTTATTCCACTCTCTTGGTATATTATATTTTAATTTACCTGGTGCTAATATTTGAGCTAATTTTTGTTGACCTGCATAATCTACTCTATTAAAATCCATTTTTTTATCTAATGATTCATTCAATTGCCCTATTAATTTATCATCTTGTAACCCAGCTATTGTGCCTTTTGATACCATTTTTACTCGTGTGTGTAATTCGCCACTTGCTATTTGATCCTCAACGGCTTTATCACGTTTATTCTCTCTGCCCTCCATATACATTTTAATACCACCAGCAATAATAGCGGCCACTACCGCCCAAATAGATGCCGATGTTAGTATTTTACCCACAGCACCCCATTTTGTAGCGGCCAATCCACCTGTTGTCATTAATCCTAACGCATTTGTCGCCCATGTTTTACCTAATAATGCCCCCGCCATCTCACTGCCTATTATTCCTGATAATAATGATGTGCCGAATAATGTACCTAGACCCATTAACATATGTTTAGCCGCATTATACCCGACCAATGTTAATGCTAAACTTAGTACCTCCTGTCCCTGCAATTTTTCTCTTAACCAAACCATTGGTGGCGAGTTCCAAAATCCCATAAATATCTCTTTCATGGCTATTGATAATGAGTATAGCTCACCAACAAATCCTTTAACATAATTAAGTTCTCGCTTAAACTGTCCCGATGCAATATAATAAGTCATTTTTTCAATACCATCTATTACGGGTTCTAATGATGGTGCTATTTTTTCAATCTCCGCCCTGGCATTACCAAAATAAGCCGCTAAACTTTTATTATCTATTCCCTCCCCAGTTAATTTACTATGCACAACCGAAGCAAAAGCGGATAATGCTGGACTTAACGCATGGGTAACTTTTAAAGTTTCAGTTTTAACTGCCGCCCACATTTTTGTCCATTTAGTTCCGAAAGATTCTTGCATACCTGCTATTTTTTCCATCATTATAGTACCGTCCAATAAATCTTTATCTACTAAATCAACCAATCCATTTTCACCAAATAAGTCTGTAAATCCCGAGTCCTCCAATAATAACTGCATTCCTCGTTTAGCTACCCTATTGTTAGATAATCCCTGAAACAATACATCAAATAATGCGGTATTGTTTGGAACTACCGTAACTATTTTTTGTAAATCTGCCATTAATGCTCGGTAACTTTTTTTAACTTTTTCACCTTTTTCGTTTGTTGCAAAAAATATATTTTCCCATTCCTCTCTTGTATCAAACTGCCGAACTAATTTACGCTGATCACCAGTAAGATTAGTACTTTTCATTATATCTTGTACTTTTAAGGCCGCTCTTTGAGCTTGCCTTGGCAAATCATTCATGCCCCGCATAAAAGCTGACATAGTAAATCCAGCCACCTCTGGAGTCATTACTCTTGTCATCTTAGCAAATGTAGCAAACATCTCCGCATCACTCAATCCCGCCTGTTTTGCTTCCATTGTAAATTTAACGAACTGAGTACCATATTCTTTCATCCAACCAATACCTTGATCCAATGTTGATCCAAATAATGACATTATATACCTAGCTGTCTCAAACTGTTTTGAATCGCGACCTAAAGCATTAGCGGCATATATGTACGCCTCCATCATATTTTCAGTACTTTCGCCCGTTGCCAATGCACTATTTGATAATAACTCCTGTATTTTCATTGCATCATTTAACTGTTTTTGATATGCAAAAGTACCTTCTTTTGCGGTCGGTTTTAAACCCGCTCCAAAAAATTGTGTCATTGTATCTGTAATATCTATTATACTCTTACCAGTACTACTGGATAATTGCATTATCTCATCTCGTAAATAATTTAATGTTGACGGCAATTTCGCTCGTAATGTGGCATTCATTAAACTAAATCGTGTTTCAAATTCAACCAAATCCCTTATTGATTGCCTTAGCCAAATACCGCCAGTTATAGTAGCAATAGTCATCATATACTTTGCCATATTTGCCGCCTGCTTAACCGAATCTGATAAAATACCGTTAACACTACTAAAAGCTTTACCCATCAAAGTACCCGTAACAGTAGCTTGCCCTTGTAACTGTCCCATTTTGCCATGGGCTTTTTCAGTCGAAGCAATAATACCGTCCAAGGCCATTCGTGCCTGTGTACCCTTTAAGGTAACTGACAATTCAAGTTGTTTACTGGTGGCCATACTTTTTATTTTTTAATTTATTCAATAAAGTATTTTCAGGCTGTATACCTGATTTTACCATCTTTATTTTATCACTCCAATTCGGATCTACAAACTTTTTTCTTGATTTAAGACTAACTCCTCCTCCAGCTCCTCCTTGAGCTCCAGCCCCTGCTTTCTCATAGGCTTGTTTTTCAAGTTCTTTTGCTTTACTGTCGCAAACATAGATGTAGAGCCATTCTCCGTCTGTGATATTGTCATATTCGCGATTAAAAATCGAACGAGCTTTTTCAATATGTGTGAACTTAAATAATTCCCAGTTGCTGAGTTTTTTTTTAGTTCCTCAATAAATGTTTCAAATTGTTCTGGCGTATCCAAATCTGGTATACCTGCATAATGTTTCTGAATATTAGTATACTCATTAAATAATTCAACGCACTCATCCGCGGTACATTCCCCGACCTCCTCTGCTGAACTGAAAAAATGTGGCAATTCTTTCGGGTCAACCTCCCTTAATCCTTTACCATCAGGCATGGTTCTTAATGCCCGATAAAATACCTCATACTGAAAAAAATTATCTATCAGTTCTGATTGCTGTGTCGTACTTTTACATTGTTGTTCAACTTTTCGAGCCGCTTCATCTTGAGCTGTTAATACCTCGGATTTAGTTAAAACTCGCATAACACATTCAACATCTGTATTCGGAAACGTTATTACCTTAGCGGCGACTCCAGCCTTGCGTAACAAATCAAGTTTTAAATTACCCGATTCGTCCTTAACTGGCCGTAAATCTTTAAATGATTTTGACATATAATTAAATAATTAAATAATTTTATTGTAACTTTCCAACCAACAATCTTTATTTTTCCATTCTGATGCAATACCCTCACTCATCCAAAAAATATCTTTATGCTCTAGTATTTCGTTTAATAAGACAGGCGTACAAACCTTAAATGGTACTTGATGTGGATAATTAATAAAAAACTCATCTGAACCAGCCTGTGCATAACCAGTCGTTGTCTCATGTAATCGTACCTTAACTGCGTCTGGATAAATAGCACCATTAGCCTCATCATTTTGTTTTATATGACTATCTATTAACCTTTTTATAACAAATGCCTGAAAAGCCGCCTGCATTTCCGCTGTCGTATTAAACGGAGATACAATCACCCTCTCAAATTTTTTAATTGCTAGTTCAATTAAATCGGCATCTTGTTCTATATTATATAGCATAATAGTATGATCAAAACTATCCATAAAATCATTCATCCATAATTTTACTAACCCAAAATCAATAAGCATTTGCCCTGCGTCTAATGTACTACCTTTTATCAGTATTTCCGATATATAACTATGTCCGTGTAAATTTACTGAACATCTACGTGTCCAAGCTCCCCGTACTATATGAGCCATCTCATACTTAAATTGCTTTCGTATTTCCATATTTGTATAATTTTATAATTGCAAAAATAAAGGGGGCTAACACTTAAAATAGCATTTTAAGTTACACCCCCTTTATCTATTTTATGACTCTATTGTTTCAACATCCCAATTATCTGCTCTACCATTCATCTTAAATGTTGAACTATCATTCAACGTAACATTATGGTCATTCACTCTACAGTTATATACAGTCATTATCTGCCCTAAATTAGCTGTCTGAGTAATGTCTGGGTTTGCTGTTGTAACAACAATCTGAAACAAATCGCCATTACGTAATGCATTCAGCATTTTTAAGTTGTCGTATAACACAACTCCGTCTGATGACCATTCAACTGTCTCTGGTTTCCTTCGTCTTAAAGTACCGCCAAAACAATTAATTATATCCTCAGGAGCCCTACCATCAACTGTAAGACTTGTCATGTACCCAAGTGTTACTCCATCCAAAACGATGGAACATTCCGCAATGCTAACAGCATCTTGGTTATTTGCTTTTGAGACTTCGTCTGCCATAATTTTATAATTTTAAATAATAAAAGTTAAAGTATTTATAAATCTTATAAATACACATTAAACGCTACTGTAATAAAGTTTAATGGTTTTCCTGGACTTAACTCGATTGATACATCTGCTTGTGTAGCATCATCGGCATTCTGCACCACTACAGGGTCTTTATATGCTGGTGTGCCTGTTCTTTCATCTGCAACTAATATTTCAGACGATTCAAATTTAGCTAATCTTGCCTTTATTTCCTCTTTAATCGCTCTTCGTGTAGTAATAGTATTACCTTTTTGCATAAATTTAGTCTGAACCATTGATGTTATATCTTTAATTATATAATCAACATTCAACCTAACTGATCCTTCCTGCCATGTTGTATCTGGCACGCCATCTTTTGTTACATAAGTTGTAACTAGTCTTACTATGTGTATAGTACCGTATTTTAACTGTATTGGAGTAACCCCCGCAGATATATCAGTATCCATATTAGATATTTTTGCAGTAACTGCCCCAACTGTACTAAACTCGCTAAAATTATGATTTAATTTTGGCAAATTATTATTTGCAATTACGCCCGCCAATGCCGCTGAATTTTCGCCTGGTCGGTATGTTCTTCCGTTAAAATCAATCAATCTTGGCCACATACATAAAATCCTACTTGAGTTATGTGCTGTAGCATTTGTTCTTACGTCCGATTCTGCTTCCGCAAATTCAGGTGCCCTTATATATACACAAGGAGTGTTAAAGTTTAACAATGAATTATCACACATTGTCTTGATTAACCCTGCTGTAGTATCGTCATTTAACTGACAAATAACTATTGCTTTTTCTTCATCCTCTTCCATAGCTGTAATTGCTGTAGCATAATCTGTCGATGCTTTTTCAGTAATTACATTTGCCATCTCACCTATATAATGAGCAAACTCAAATGTACCGTCTATCGTAACTGTAGTACCCGACGCTGGTGTTCCATTAACAATATGTCTTTCTTCATACTTATAACTTGATCCCGTACCTACATAAATAACATCATTATCTGCATATATAGTAGCTAACGCTACCTCAAAAGTATTATCCCCAACATCCACATTACCAGTCAAAGTACCTTGAGTACTACTCGTAGATGCATCACGTGTTGGTATACCTATAGTAACAGCTTTTATCTTACTAGCCCCTTCCGCAAAAGCCACTTTAATCATTTTAATTAAATCTGCATCATAAGCAGTATTATCTCCAAAAATGCCTTCGGCCTGCGATACTGATGTAATCTCCTGAACGATATTTAAAATATCCGCCCCCGCAGTCTCAGATATACCAATTATACCTATTACCACCTGATTACGTTGTGGTACTGGTAATGACTGAGCAGTCTCAGTTACCGAGATATGAGGCACTTTTACGTTTGTCATATTAGTTAAAAATTAAATTTTAATAAAAATATATAATCTTATTATTTTATTCCTCACTTAGTGTAGCAGTATATCCTACACTTGCAAGTTTTGGGTAAGTATTTGCCTGCAAATAATCTACCCAAAAACCTACACTTATTGAGTATTGCAGTAATTCAGGATCAAATGTTTTAACATCATTACCCGATACGTCCCGCCAATACTTAAATTTTATTAAAAGATCAGTTTCAGTATAATCTATACTTCCTGAATCTGCAAAGTCTTTTAATGTTATTACAGTCATTTTTGGTCCTTCCCCATCCACAAATATATCTGAATCATCGCCAGATTTTAATATGTTATTTAATTTCGTGCTTAATTCATTAATTTTATTGTTAGTTGTTGCCAAAATATCAAACTGATACATAGCCCTATACGTATATCCTCGTAATACATCCAATTGTGTGGTATCTTCCTCATTATCTTGTTCCCTAAAATAGCCACTTAATCTGGCTAAATTCCATGAGTCCTCACCTACTCTTTTTAGTACAACACACGGTAAAGTAAATGCTTTATCTTCGTCGGGCGATTTTGGCGTAATATGCACGCCACTAAAACCAGTATCTTCACGTAATAACATGAGCCAAGTTTTTAGCACATTAGACATAAACCGATCCTCTGGGCAAGATTCAAATGCCATATTAAACAAATAATTGAGTTAAAAACCTATCTGCTATGGATTGTACCTTACCTTGTTCTTTCTGTAAAATTGTTCTCCAAATTGGTCTGGCTGGTATTGTAATCATGCCAGTACCCCACCCTGACTTAGGCTTACCTGATGGCAAAGGAGTCTCTGCTAATACTACACCAAATAAGTATTTTCGTTGCTTATCTGTCATACGCATAGTTATACCGTATTCATGTATTATTGCCAACCAAGATTTTGTCGAAAAAATACGGGCTTGTTCTTTTGTTGCAATATATTGAACCGCCCCAGCCAATTCACCTGTTTTTTTCAGTGGCGTTTTTGACATCCCTTTTGGCCAACCAGACTGTTTCACACCGTGCTTAGCTTTTATTGTGTCTCGAATATATTTACCAATCGCCACTAAAGCACTCTCCTGTAATTTAGGCAAAGATTTTTGTACACCCCTTAAATATGTGGCAAACTGCCCAAATGTCGTAAAATTAGCCATTACTAAAAATAATTAGTAACTGATTTTTTTATGCCTACCAATGTCTGAAAAGGTTGTGGTATAACCCACATGACATCATACTCAATATCTTTATAATCAAATTTTTCACCCACATCTATACTTGTTGGTAAATCTACTGTCATAATATAATCGACTTTATCTAATTTACCCCCTTCAACAATCTGAATAAAATGCTCTTTTGCCTGCTCAATCGGGTCTAATAATACAGATAAGTCGGACTCTTCCCAACTTTTTGCACCGCTATATTCTAATAATATAGGATCATAATATGTCTGTGTTACTGATAATATTTTGCGATTAACTGTTTCGTGTAAATCTGACGCTATCTGTCTTACAACTAACTCCATATGATTACCCAATCCTCGTTTATGTTCTGGTACAGCTAAAACTACATAAGTTTTACTATCATCCTCGTTTGTTAATCTATCGGCCACTTTTATATCTAATATATTACAGTACACTATATTACCTAAGTGCATACTCCTAGTTCTATATTCGGTAACTGCACGTAATGTCTTATTTTTTAATGGGTCAATACCAAACTTAAAAGACACTATATTATCTGTGTATACATCCGATACTATGCGTTGTGTACTCCCATTTACAGTAGCTCCTAACATATATTAATATAATTATTAATTACTCCCATTGTCCATAAATTGTTTTAATTCGTCAACTAATCTATTTTGAACACTTTTCATTAAAACCGATAAATCAGATAATTTAACATTTATGTTCTCCTCCCGACTAAAATTACCCGTCTGTTTCCTAAATATTATTGCAAATACCTCGACTAAAAACGATTTCATATCTAAATTTTCCCTAACCCAAGTACCCAGTTCCCCTATGGGTGTTACAAACGCATTCATATCTGATACATATAATCCAGATAATCTTATTAACTCTGTCTCTACTTTGCGTTTTACTTGCTCCTCTCTATCCTCCAGATGATTATTTACTAATACCTCCTTAATATAATCTAATTTTTGTTGTGATACATACCACATTTTTTCCTGTAATAATTTGGCGGTTTGCTCTTCATTTAATACTGTATGCCCTATTGCTCTTCGTGTACGTAAGCCCTCAATTTTTATAGCCTTAATTATTGCTTGTTGTCCTTCCAAAAAACCCTTCATTGCTTCCCTAAAATCCATTCGTTGTGTTCTCATTAGATACCATATTAAAGGCAATAATATTACCGCGGCTAATACATTTTCCGCAACTAATCCGTAATTTACCTCACCTATACCTGGGATTGATAACATTATATAAAATATAATTAAATTATAAACGACCATATCTCTCATCCTCAAAATGACCTATTAGTATCAAACCAAGCACTAATCCTAATATAGCAACTATACCGCTATCTTGCGGTGTTAATATAACGGATACCGTTAAAAAACAAAATAGTATTATTAACATAATTAAATGCTCTTTTTTATGCCTAACCGTAAGGAAACTATTTTCCTTATATTGTGCTTCCTTTATTTCGTAAATTATTAATCTAACCTCCTGCACAATATGTAGGATTACATAACAATACAGTATATATATTGCAATCATAATCATATAATAGTTTCATTATTAAGGTAATGCCTTAATATTATACACTATATTAAATATTTGTTAAATCTTTTTATGCAATACTTATCCCAACATTTGTATATGCCCTAAGCAACACCTTCACTGTATTTGTTAATAACGAATCAGATACATTTTCCGTTGATGGTTTATTAAATTTTACCTCGTATTCCCCACTTTTGAAACTGGACACGCCATCCTCTGATCCCGACATGCCCGCCTCTTGTGCGTAATAATCGGCTTTTAATAAATTTGCTACCACCATGCAAACAGCCCTTTTCACTGTCTCTGGAACATCTTCGACTACTGAATACGTAACCTGATAAAATAATTTTGATCGCAAAGATACTATCCTTGAGGGATAAGCATCTTCAGCAACATCACCTATAGCTGTTGGGACATAAGCATAATTTGTAAATAAAGCTATATTATCCGTATTCAAAGCTATTTTATCTGACATTCCTGTTACCCATACCTGGACATCTGTTATTGCGTCTACAGGGTAATTTTTAAATTTGATTAATAATCTACCCTCATAATCTATAATTGACGACCCATTATCTGTATAAGCACCCGCCCCAAAAATCCTATTTGTATGCTTTTCAATTAAATCGACCGCTACTGTTTCCAACAGTTCTAACAAACTATCCTCATAATTTGTAAAATCAAAGCCAACCTTAGATTCTCTGATCTCATCTGTAGTTACATAAGCCATAGACTAAAAATTAATATATCCAAAAATAGTATACTTAATTATTAATATCTTATCTACTATTTATTTTCAACTTGTACCTCTTCATTAATAATTGGATCAGCTACTAATCCATTATTACTGTCATTTACTACAGTAATTGTATCTTCGCTTATGTTATCAAAAGTTATCTGCGGATCGTTATTTAATACGGGTTCTTTCTCCACAACCGTGTCCTCTTTTTTCTCTTTAATATCATAAACCTCCTGTACCTCTTTTTCAGTGGCATCTCCTATGATTTTATACGCTGAACTCAATCTACTTACAAATTCCTCTGCCACAATCCCAAACCCATCTTTAAACTGCACTACCCCAAATGGCGTATTTAATCTCATGTTTTTATATGCACTTTTCACACGAATAAATTTCATAATAAAAATTTTTATATAATAAAAAAGGCTGGTTGTATTATAACCAGCCTTTCTTCATTAGTAAAGTTTTTAAACTAAATAAGTCAAATAACTTACATTATAATCCCTAGTATTATTTGGCACATTTGTTGGTGTTACTGTACCATAAGACGCTCCCACTGCCGCTATTGTTTCCTCTGAATAATCACCTAATCTTACACTTAATACATCTGCTGTAACTCGTATTGGTCTATATAAACCTAATTTATCACCGCAACCGACTGACACGGTATCGCCCGATACTGATCTAGCTGGTAAAGTAATTTCATAAACACTCATAAATGGTATATTACCTACTACTACAGTTGCCCCATTCAAAGTTAATTGTTCAGCAATACGTCTTCCTGCCCAGTCTCTACCTTTGATTGTTACAACACCATTTGTACCCACTACATTGGCAACAGTTTCAACCTTAACAAAAGTTTGATCATTAGTTGATCCACCATTAGTTGCATTATTTGCGGTAACTGTAAACGCTACCCCTGCCACTGCCGCAGTTAATGTCAATACATTACTTGATCTTGAGCAAGTATATGCTGAATCAGCCAACGCATCTATTAATGTTTTTAATGCTGTAGCAATACCAGCGTTATCTGTATCTTCTGTTACTACCGTGTGTACTACCTGATGCCCATTAATAGTAACTGAAAATATATCCCCTACTTCAAAAGTACCACCTACCGTTAATGTATTAACTTGAGCTACTTTAGCACTGCCACCTACTACACGTAAATTCCTATAATGTAACGGATCAGTAATATTCTCTGTTACTACAGATTCCACACCATTTGCTAATGTAGTAGCCGCCAACACACTAGTGGAACTAGCTGTTGCTACATTCTTCATTTCCTGATACATTGGACATTTACCCAAAGGGGTATCATATCCGTATCCTTTTTTGATTTGCCCAAGTGTCTTGGACAATAATTTTTCTTTTCCCATATTAATTAAGATTTTAAGTATTAAATACGTGGGCATTACCCACATAGGAATAAATCCTATAGTACCTAATTTTTTAGCCAATGCTCTATATTCGCTCACTCATCGGGGTTGCCTTTGAGTATTACGTAATTAAGGGCATTGGCTTGAACTGAACAATTATTTAATGTGCAAATTATTCAACTTGTACATTAGCTATTCTTACGTTGAACTGTTCAGCTCTACAAACAAGAACTGTACATTCAGTTATCATAAACTTGATTGCCGCTCCTGTTCGGTCTAGTTTGCTTTTTCCCATTCCATATAAATCCTCCATATAAATGACATCCTGTCCTTTTGTCTTTTGAGTAATAACATAAATATCTGATACTGCATTTTGTGTAGCTGAATAAGTATCACTGTCTTTTGCAATTGCATAAGATGCAACAAAAGGGATTTTACCTACCATTGATTGATAGCTACCTACCTCAACACCTGTAGATACTAAATTACCTTGATCCAGATTCACTCTTACATCACCAGCCAATGATTGATTGATTGCTCTTTTCATTGCATAACCCACCCAAATAACTGTAGGTCTGACTGAATAAGTGTCTAATAACGTTTCAATTGCTTGATCTAACAAGTCCGATCGGAACCCAGCAGAATCATTTGCGTCATCTATTACATTAGTTGTAATAAGTGTACGCATACCATCAAATTCCAAAGCTGATGACCCTGTATCTCCTGTTATGATAAGCTGTTCTTCGTCCTGGATTACTTCACGCATAGCTACCTCTGTTTGCTCTGCTTCTTGATCAATAAAGTCTTTACCAGCCGCCAACATTTTATCGGTAACACTTTTTGTTTTACCAAGTTCTTTGTAGACCGCACTTGATCTTGCGTAAGTTGCGTCATCTTCTGTTGGTGTACCTCCTTCCGCAAATGGTGAGTTGCCTGTACCAATTGCTGTAAGTACATTCCAAGATGCTGCTAAACCGCTACCTTTTTTACGAGTTAACATATCCCTGATAGGTGTTTCCTTATCTGTTAAACGAGTAATACCTGCGGCAAGATTTTCTCTTGTTAGTATCGCCCCTTCAATATATGTAGGAGTAGACAAAGTTTTTTCAACTTTTTCTAATGTTTTTTGTATGTCCATAAAAATTAAATTTTTAAATTGTTAATAAATAACTTGCTATTCTTCAATAGCATATACCTGCTTTTTTGCTTTTGAGTACGCATCTCGCCATAACATTTTGTCCTCATCAACAAATTTTGCTACTAAAGAATCAATTTGTTGCCCAACCGTTAAATCTTTACTATCTCCCTTTGCAACAATATCTTGTACAAATGCTTTGCGTATTTCAGCTGATGCTACACTTTTACGTCCTAATACGGATTTACCAAATACTTCAATGGTGTTTGTTATTTTTTCTAAACTCCCCTCCACTTTAGCAAATCTGTCCGTTTCTTCCTTCGTTGACTTAGTTAAAGTTTCCGCTGACTGAGACACACTTGCCCTCAAATCAGTAAAATCTTTATTTAAACTGTCAATCTTAGGCTGAAACTGTTTTGTTAAATCAGCCATTTTTCCCTCTATGATTTTTGTAGCTGATTCTGTAGCCTGCTTAACTACTTCCGCAATTTGTTCTGCAACAGTTTTTGCCAATTCAATTTTGATTGCCTCAATTGCTTTAGTAACCTGTTCCTTAACTGCTTTTTCAACACCATCCTCTTCCACCTCTTCGGTGTCTTCGGATTCCGCATCTTCATCTTCGTCCTCAGATTTTTTTGTTTCTGTAGACTCTTCCAAAGATGGTTTTTCAGATTCTGTACCGTCTGCTGGTGCATCTTCTGTATCGGCTTCCTTTTTTATAGACGCATCTGCCTCAGATTTTTCCGCTTTTTCAGCGTCTTCCTCTGAACCGTCTTTTGCCTTTTCAGGCTCTTTATTTTCAACTTGTGCTTCTTCTCCTTCCTTCGTAACTGCAATCTCTTCTTTTACTTCCTCAGTTTTTGTCATTTTTTCATCCATCACTGGTTTTTTTGCCGTAGCTTTAGCATCCATAGCTGGTTTTGCTTTTGCTTTCATAATCGTTTCGTTAGTAGATAAAATTTCGTCCTTAGTAACCTGTTCTGGCTGACTATCTGGACAAAGTTGTTTTAATAATTTAGCTCCTTCTGTTTCCTGTGCTCTTTTACGTGTTGTATATGTTCTATACGCTTCCGCTAATCTTTTAACCTCTGTATTGGACAAGTCATTACCGTCCACTTGTGGCCTTTCCCCACTTTTATTTACATAAAATTCGTAAGATGATTGCATTAAGCTAACCACCTCTTTAGTAAATAACTCGCCAGTCTCTGCACCAGTCATTTCAGCCTTTGTAGCCTCAGACTTTGAGACATCTGCTTTAATTTTTTTGTCCATAGTAATGTATTTAAAATGATGATATAAATGATCTAATGCTAACGCATACTGTTCAGGACTAAGCCAAGTTTCCGCTCCTGAAACTAAATGTGCTAACCAATAAGTTAGCCATTCCATATTAATAGTAAAATCAGCATTATGATGCGGAAACCATTTTCCGTCTAAACTTGTTACAAAACTCTCTTCTGGCAATTTACCCACAAAATCCCAATCCTCTAACGCAATTGGTTTAACCACCTCAGATACATCAATATCCTGCATTATTCTAACTATCAAACAAATTAAATCTATATCCTCTTGTGTTAATTCGTGCTTTTCTTCACAACAATATTCACTACATACCTCATCATCCCAAAATTTTGTTACCCCACGTTCAAATACACCCGACATTACTGACATTAACTCCTCCATTGTTGCTTTCTCCGCCTTTATATTCTTATTACGTACAATTAAAAAAGGCAATATACTTTTACGTATATCCACCTCATTTTCTGTTTTTTCTATTAGTTGTTTTGTTGTTTCTGCTAATACTTGTGCCTCAGCGGTTTCTTGCCGTTTATCTGGATCGTACGACTTAGCAATCGCCAAAGTTGCCGATTTATTTGATGCATTTAAAACTACTGATATTTCATCTAATATCATGTCCTTATATACACGTATTGATTTGCCCAAATCTTGTGCATATTCAATACTTGCATCTAAAACCCTCCCACCAACTGATAACGCTATACCCAATCCTTTATTTAAAACTACTTGTATGTCTTTACCTAAAGACATGTCTAAATCAATCTCACCAGTAACTCTTAACTTATCCCCCACCATCTCCGCAGTTTTCCAAACACCTACATTCGTAAAAAATTTATTTTCGTGTTCTACACGTATTGGGATCTGTTTTGTATTAACAGACTCCGCCATTTTTTTAACAGCCTCTTCACTAAATCTTTCTTCGTCCCTATCAATAGTTGGATCTGACGCAATACCTTCAACGATAAGTACATTACGATCAGCACTTTTAACTGATTTAATTATTGGGATTAAAAGTTTAAACATGAGATAAAATTTTTATTTAGTATTAAATAAAAGACCAACTATATATCTATATTAGTCGGCCTCTCTTGGAGGCTACAGGGTTAGTTGCCCGTAACAAACAAATTTTTTATACACCTATAAATTTACTGTATACTTTATCTATTGTCAAAACAATTCCTTTAATCTTTGTATATAGATTTTTTTACTAGTTTCCGATAACACTCTAACACGCTCTTTATGTACATCCTTTAAATCAAATCTATTCTCAAATCCACATCTATGACAATCTACCTTTAATATTAAATCATACCCGATAACTTTTGCCAATACTTGTACACAATTTTTATTTTGACATCGCAACGTTACCGCTCTGCTCGCAAAATTTACCCCTTTTGGTCCATTATCTTTATGCTCACGTAGCGGACCAAAATAATATGTATGCTGTTTTGTTGGGTGCTTTTTCTCTATCTGCCCGTCTACGCCCTTATATTTACATAGTAACTTATTCGTAATAGGGCATCTAAATTCCTTATATTTCCATTGTGATACATCTATTGGCATAATTTAATAATTAAATAATAAAATAATTTATTTAGTAAAGTTCCGCGGTTTAACAAGTCCACGAAACTTTAGCTTTTTATATAACTGAGCAAATCCCGCGTCCGTAAGCTTACTACGAGCCAATACAAAACGCAACTGAGCATCTGATAACCCCATCAAAGCTAATTTTGACTCTGAATCTAATAATATAGTCGTCTCCGCTTTCGCCCTAAAATTGTTTATATCTTTGTATAACTCCTGCCCATATTCCTCAATCAAATCATCGGCATATTCCGCCAACTCGTCTAATTTATTCCAAGATAATTCTTGCCATCCTTTTTCATACTGATCTTTACCATCAACTGTAATTAATGCCGTAGCAAAAGCTAACCCTAATTTATCATTACCAATAACGCCGTTTCCACCTTTCCATACCATCTCTGGATTTGCACAAACTGAAAAATCGGCATCTATCGTATCATAAAAATCATATTTTTTTGCAAAATCTCCTGATAAGTATTGATCACATAAACTATTAGCAAAATCGTATTCCAAATGACATACACAATTACCACTCAATAATACCTTACCATTACGTCTAACAAATAACGTATGGTACTTTACTAACTCTACGTCATAAACATAATCATTATACGGGACTATTTCTTTACGTAGTCCATCCCTATTAGGCATTGTACTATTATTCTCGTATATACGCCAACAAGTATGTTTTTGTAAATAAGTACCATTTTTAAATTTTATACTTTTCGGTCTTTCTGGCAACCTATATGATGGGCGTTTTCCTATCTTTAATAACAATTCACCTATATCATCCGCCAATCGTTTACTTGATGTAAAATATGCTCGTCTATTACCAAACTGATGCCCTTTCCAATAAGTACCTTTTTGTATATGACCATCACCTAAAATATAAGCATCTAAAAGTATATTAAGATACTTTTTAGCTAATTCTTTTATACAGTCGGGTATAAATTTTTCATAACTATATCCTAATTGTTTAAACCATAACACTATCTTCTCATCCTTAATCGGAATATTGCTACACTTTTTTCCAATCCATACTGTTTTGAACAATTTTTTAGCACAATTATCCATAATTTCTTTATGCTTAATCTGAGCAATATTAATTTGCCAACCATGCCCTTTATGTAAAGTAATACTACCTTCTGATAAATAATAACCTAAAAATTCACAAAATGTAGCTGTATCAAACAAAATATCCCCTATTTTAATTGTACCTGCACTTTTTCCTATATAGTTAGGTATAGTGCCTAACAAACTAAAATCATGCTTTGGTAACTCATTATCAGATACTAATTTAAAAACTCCCGCATCCTGTCTACCTTTTGCCTTTTTTCTAAACTTAACTACATGTTTATGATCGGATGTTACCATAATATCTGTACTAATATTTTTGTACCAAGACAAATTGCCAGTAAATTTATACTTAATATTATGTTTAATATCTACCCATTCACTATTCAATGTAGTTAAATCTACACTTAAACATTTCTCTGTTCCACGTATATCATTAAAATATTTCCAACCCTCGTTTGTTAATACTTCCGTATCCTTATCAAAACAATTAATATGAATCGGTGGCATATCAAACCCGCCATCAAACATCTGATTAATTGCTACTGTTTGACCATGTAAAGGACGGCATACAATACATACATCATACATGGACGTTATCCAAGTTTTAAACTGTACCCCATTTAATCTTGCCGTTTCGTGCCTCATATACTCAACAGCCGCGGTCGTTTCAGTACGTACAATACGTTCCGCTCTTATCTCCGATATATCCGAACCGACATTCATTAGCCTAGTTACCAATTCCTTTTTAGACTCGCCATTTTCCATACCTTTTATTAATTGTGCACTAAATCTTCGTGCCGTATAATCATCTACCCCTTTCACAAGCGTTCTAATCCTTTGATCAATTAATACCTTCATCTCATAGTTTGTTAAACTGAACTGAACCTTATCAATACCCAAATATTTATTTAAAACATCCTGCCCGCCTTTTTCCATTACTGTATATAAGTAAGTTTTTGGCGACATATCATATCCTGAGTAATTACCCACTTTTCGCATTTCACCAGTAACTTTATCGTATACATACCGCTGAAACCTATCCAAACTTTCTATTTTACCCGATAAAATTGCTTGATTTAAGGCCCGTCTCGTTGGACTTGATTTATTTATAGTATTATTTATTTTAGACTGTCTTACACGATCAAATACAGGCAAAAATCTATCATACAGACTATCTACCAAATTGGATTGGGCTAGTCCATTCCATTGCCAATCTAATGCATCTTTAATATCAGTTCTAAACCGTTTTACCATATCTGATTTATACAAACTTTTTAAAACAGCACTCTCCGACATTGCAGGTAACGCTTTAGCCACAAAAATATAAATTAGTACATGTTTTTTAATACTTTCATTGATCTTTTAACTGTATCACCGTCCAACGTTTCTGCATCTAATTCATTAGCAATTTCCATATCTAATTCCTCCTGATAATCTAATTCCTTAATTGGGGCTTTTCCCTCCCGTTCTCGTATCTCATTTCGTTGATATACACCTGTTTCTACATAAATCTTATCTATCTCTGCTTGCTGTTTTTTCTGGTCTAAAGTTTCCGCATCTTTATACTTAAACTCAAGCCATTTATAATCATCCCCCATCGCTCTTATTACGCCTCTTGTCCAATATTCCTCCAATAATTTTTTATATGATCTAACTCCTCTTGAGGCTGATATAGCTTGCTGTACCTCTGAATTAGCCCTATTTGCATCTTGAAACATGTTTGCGTCAATACTGGATAGCCCATACGTTGCCAATTTTAGTTTCGATAACCATTGTATATATTCAATATACTGCATATCTTTTTGTGTGTTTCCGAACGGTATAAACTTTTTAGCTGAATCCGATCCCCAAACAAATTTCATTGCGTGTGGTTCTGTAATTACAGTAGCATTCCACATCTCCTTAAATACTTGTGCCTGCTCTTCATTAATATTGCCTAAGTCTAATATACCTGGTGGCACATTATCCTCAGTAAATCGTTTAATATTAAACATATCCGCCTCCAAAGCCGCCTGAACATGCAATAAAATACTCTCAATATTACTTTTACCATACCCAAAATGTTTTACATCATTTTGAGGGTGTGCCATCATGTACACCACTTCATCTGCTGTAAATTCAGCGACCTTAACATTATCTATATACTGTACATAAGCTACACCATTCTCATTACCCAGTTCTCCGTATTCATTATATATTGGTCTCACTGACGCTCCATCAATACTGTTCAAAGCCCCTATTTTTGTTTTATCTATTGTGTAAACTTTTTCAACTACCCCAGCATCACATACTAATAAATCCTCTAATACCCTGTCGGATAAAATCCTTAGATTTTCACCATTTGCATTCATATACTCAAATAAATCATACACCTCCATAACTAATGGCATATAATACTCCTTTGCTTTTGGTGCATTTGGTTTTACCATTATTTCCCAATCACATTGTGATACCTCTTTCTTAATTACATTAACGCAAATACGTATTATTGGATCATAACTTGCCAATTTACGTAATAATTCAAAAGACACTGCCGAGGGTTTTTTTAACCCTATTTTATTTATATGCTCCATAGATGCCCCCATTCTCATCTCTGATAAAGCTATTGACTTAAATCTGGCCAATTTTTGTTCTTGCTTTTGTACCACTAACCTACTCGGTAAAAAATTTGATTTTATTACTGTAAGCGATTCTGCCATAATTATATAATTATTGTCTGTAATATTATGCACTGTACGCCTTAAATTTACAATAAAAAGGCAAATAATACAATCCACCTTAATTAAAATGCGTTTTAAGTTTACTTTTTCTTACCCATTTTTACTAACTTTTTACAATACTCCATAAAAGCTCTATAGCCTGCCTGTATACCACTAAATATTTTTTTCATTTTAATATTTATTATTTAATAAATTATTCTTTAATCGTTACCACATTACCATCTCTTACTACAACTGTACACTGTTTACTCTGTAAACCAGTTTTATATATTATTGGATAATCACCATCACCTGATTTCGTAATGATCTGTGCCAACTCTTCCGTTAATATTAATTTACGTAGTTCTGCTTCATTTAACCCTAAAATATGTATAAAATACCTGATCACTGAATGATCGGTTACTTTTATTATTTTACCTAACTGATTTTTTGGTAACTCTTCTGTCAATTGTGTAATTTAGCTAATTAACTGAGTAATATACCCATCCTTAAATACTTGTTTGATCGCAATAGTAGTAAAATCTTCCGCATACTCCTCAATATCTTTCCGCTCCTGCTCTTTTTTCTCTAAATAATGTAAATATTCCTGTACACTAACTGGAACTACTTTACCCTTAAAACACTCAAAAGCAAGTGTTTTTAATTGAGCTATATCCATTTTATAAAAATTAAATTACAAGTACAGTATAATATTACTATAACGATTTGTAAAGTTTTTTAAATTGTGATATATTAATTTTATTGCCTTACTAAAAAGGGAGCTATAATTTATATAGCTCCCTAACAACCTCACTTTAATGGCTTGCTTTTTAGTAAATATACCAATTAGCCCCATCAGTAATCAAACTTACTGCACCATAGGCAGTAACTATATCATAAGTAGTTGCACCATCTATTGTTTCTGAACTGTTACCATCAACAGTAATTTTAATAGATTGTGTCGCATTACCACTTTCGTCTTTAATCATTATTATTGTGCCTGCTCCTGCTGTAGCCGCCGCTGGCAAAGTAATTACTCTAGTTTGACTTAAATTGATTACACCAACATAACTGTCGCCACTTTGTACAGTATATGCAGTATTATCTACCTCAGTTCTAGCAAATTTAATTGCCCCTGTGAACGCCACTCCTCCTGTAAACACATAATCTTGTGTCAAATCCATCTTTGTTGGGGTAACTGCTCCATTAGCAATCTTAGCTTCCTCAACCGCACTAGATGCTAATTGAGTTGCACCAACACCACCATTCGCAATACCAATAGTATCGCCTGTTTTTTCCATACTAGTCCCTGCTGATACTTGACCAAGTCCACTGAACTTAGTAAATGTCAACGCTGTTGTGTTCAAAGTCAAACTACCATCGTTTGTTAAAATGAACGCTGAATCTGCAAAACTTGCCCCTTCCTGGACTACTACATAAACACCTCCTGATATATCAGCATCCGCGTCCATATCAGTAGCTCTTGTCAAAACAAAAGGATTTGAACCGTCTCCTAATGCTGTAATAGCGTAAATACCATTATTTGCCCCTGTTGATTCATTTTTTACCAATACTCTGTCTCCCACCTCCAAAGTTAATCCGTCAATCGCAGTGCCTAATGCCCCATTAGCGTCTGCTGTTATTACATTGTCTGTTCGTGTATTTGCTGCTAATGCCGAAACTGTTGCACCAACTACGGGTTGCTTAAAATAAGCCCCAAGCGTGCCAGCTCCACCAAACACTGCACCAAACGAATCATTGGCGGTATTGTAAGTCATACTTAAAAAATATTATTAAATAAAAATTATTTATCTAAATATATTATATTCTTATATATTATATGAAACAATATCATTTTACACCGACACATAAACCCCGTCTGAATCAACTGCAACTATATCTCCTGCTCTCTTACGTGATGTATTTTGATTGTAAGATACAGTATCGTCATTAACAAAATAGGCACTCTGCCCGATATAACTTGAATCAATAATATCAATAGTATCATTTGCTTTTTTTACAATCCCCTTAAAAACCTTTACTTTATTGGCAGTCTCTAAAGCTCCTTCTGTAAATCCTACAATATTTACAGCACTTATATCATTTCCTGGTACAACCAAATCATTACTATCTAACGCAACTATCCCTGGCAATAATACTAATGATGTACTTTTTTCAAGAACAACTGGGTGCAAATATGTATTAATTACCTTAAACATCTTTTAATCATTAAAAAATATATAAAACTACTTTTATTATAAATTATTCCTATCATAACCGCTAGCCTTTTCTTAGTATACAAAATTAGATTGCATCCATTTTGAAACAGCTATCTGCTCTACCATAGTCAATTTTTTTGTCCACATAATTAAACTATATAGCTTAAAGTAACCATTCTCGCCCGTATATCTTTGCCCTAGCATTAGTAAACTATTATTTAAAACTGGTGCCGTCAGTGTGTTAGCTACATTACCGTTATACACACCTTTTCTTAATAAATCTGATCTGCCACCGCCACTAGCCCAATTTACTGCAATATGCCAATCAGTTTTTTGCCCTATTATCTCCTGAAATCCGTATGTACCTAATTTATCGTGCCCAGATTGTTCTTGTTGTGTGTACCCATTTGTACCTATTAATCTTATAAAATTCAAATAAGCCTCAAGCCATATAGTATCGTCTGTCGCACCATTAGATTTACACATAATATAATTCTCTTCTGTCTCATTAACTATATTTAAACACAACGCAATACTTAAATTAGCCTGCGAATTTAAATCAGCATTCGCACCAATTTGCATAATTTTACTATTATACCCATCAAAATATAAATATGGAATGCTTTGAGCGTCCGTCTCTATTGCTGGTCTATTCGCTTGTGTAGACTGTGATGCGTCTTTATTATTTGTAGACTGATCGCCCCACGCAGAACATAATCCTGTACCGTCATCTGTTACATCACTTAATGAGCTTAAACAAGTATAAATATTCGTTGACGGTACATATCCCAATACACCAAATACATCTACCCACCCTATTGTGGTGTCTATATACATCAACGTAACCGTTAAACCATTAGTTGGTATAATCGCATAACCTACTAACCCATTACTATTTATCTTACTCCCATTTACATCTATTTGTACTTTACCTGTTGTCGCCCTACGTATCTGCACCGAATTACCCTTAACTGGACTGGCTGGCAAGGTCATAATAGCCGTGGCAGTTACAAATACTTTATCATTAGCAACCATAGTGTAATTACCCGTTTTTTCAACATAAGTAGCCTCACCATCACCAAATACTGTTTTAAACGCATTATTTCCAACATTATAGGACATATTTCAATAACTTAATAAATATAGTATTTGTCTACACCATTACTCACAACTGAAACGCAAGCATAACTTGTCTGTAATACGTAATCTATATTACCATCTATCATTTGCCCCTCTTGGGCTGAAACTGTAATGGTATTATTATCCGCCCCACCTGTGCCATCCTTAATCAAAAATCGTTTACCCGCTGATACTGTTGAGGCATCTGGCAATGTTATTGTTCTAGGTATACTAGTATCCGTAATAACTATCATATCATCACCGACTAAAACCGCATAATCTGCCAATTTTTCTTTATAGCCGAATATTGATATTAACGTAGGCGATCCCTCACCTGTTGTTGTTTCTTCCCATAAAGCAACTCCCTCACTTGCATCTAAACATACATACTCATTATCATTAATAATATCCACCCATCTTGACCCCACCTCATACCCTAAAAGTACATCATCATTAGCAGTTGGTGGTATTGTAGCTGATAAGTTTGACTTAACCGTTACTATGTCATCTAACCCCAATGAGAATAACGTTACTGGTGCAATAATTTTCATAATCTATTAATTATTATATTTGATTAGTCTCTATATAACGCCTCAAATTGCAATTTTTTATTGTTTGCGTGTTCTTCCTGCCCCGTCTCTGGCAATACCCTTGTTAATTTATTGGTGCTAACTGAAAAATAAGCACCATCTATAAATCTACGTCCGTACCCTTTAGTAGCTCCTTCCCCTTCATCTGAAAAATCTATTATAGTAGATACTCCTGGCGATAATGCAGTTATCTGCCCCTCTGAATCCTCATCCTCGGCTACAATTTCATTGGAATCTGCTATAAATAAATATAACGTAGCTGTGTGATCATTAAAAATACTTAGTGTTTCCACCCATACTGGCCCTTCGATCAGTAAATCCTGATCTAAATCATGTTGGAACAATCGTTTTTTGGTTTTATACATTTTTGTAAAAATTAAGCTAATAGTATCTTACTATACATACCGCAAAAATCAAACTATTACGTTGTTGTAATTACCATATACTCATCAAAAAATACTAGTAACGCTACTAGTAATAACACTATACCGAGTCGTAACCATCGTCTAAAGTAAATAGTATCTGCCCGCCTCTTCCAAGCTAATACAAACATAACTATCGCTAAAATAAAAGCAATTATAGTAATCATATATAAAATAGTTTAACCTACTTTATTATAATACAATTACAATAAAATTAAAACTATTTATTTTTCTTACCCCACCAAAACAAACTATCCTGTTTTACTCCCAGCTTTGATAGTTTTTTAGCTAATTTTAAATTGCAAACGTATTGTTCTAGTTTCATATAAATTTAAAATTATAAAATAATATCATTACCACTATTTTGTTGTCTTGAATCAGTCCCGCCAGCTCTGTTGCTTGCCATAGCATAGGCAATTCACATCGTATTATCTGGCCAAATCTATCCCTTAAACCGTCGATTAATCCCTTGAATAGCTCTGTCACCTCTTGGCGTGTTTTGGTCTTTTCCTGTAAAAATCTTTCCAACTCTTGTATTTTCTCTCTATTCTCTTCGGCGGTCATTCCTGCTTCTATATAACTTTTCATGATAGGTATTGCCCAAGCATCGCCATATTCAAAATCATTCTCCATGTAATTTTCAAAACCTTCTGAACGTACTAGTTGGCATTTTTAATAAGTCCATAAAATAATTTAAGCATTAAATACTTATAACTTTTTAATATAATCAACGCTCATACATTCACTTTTAATGTTTTTCATTTCGTTTATTGCTTTATGTGTAGCATGTGCAACACTGTACGCACATACACCTAAAACATGTTTACGTTCCCCACACTCAGCAATCATTTGTACCACATAATCGTTACCAAATAGTATTTCACCAAAACTTGTTTTCATATTATTAATTATTAAGTATTAAAATATCCCAACCTGTATTCACATTAACCAACTCAACATGACTCAAATTCCCTGTGCCTAATCCGACTAAATTCATATTAGCATCTGATAATGTAGCGAGTGGTGTTTGATACCATATCTCTGGTACTTGGTCGCCCCATTCTTCATCTCTATGTTCAGCTAATCTTTTTCTTACATACTCAAATTCCTCTAATTGCCTATCCTGTGGCAATTCATTTAATATTCTATCTAAAACTTTACGTACCCCATCAGCTTTAATTCCTACATCATCATATTCATTCATTATCGCCCCCGCATAATTACTTTGAACATGTTTTATATCTTTTTCAAATTTAGCTGAACGATACTGTTTCGGTATTTTATCGGACGGTTTATACATACTATCAACCCATGTTTCGTTTGCCATAACGTAATATATTAATTTTTATATAAATAAGCTCCACGTATACCCCACACTAATATCCATACAAACGTTATTAACTCCCGAGACCAAAAATCAAACATATAATCAATCTGCCAAAAACCACTAATAAATATCAGCAAACTCCAATTACTATATAAAACATTTTCTTTGTACTCATCCGTAAATGTAATAATCCTACTTAACAATAAAAATAATACGTGTAATACCATACAAATCATTACTGCTGTAAATACGTTCGGTTTACTCGACCAATTACTACCAAATTTATATATTATTAATAATGTAAACTGAATGAGTCCAATACCGTATCTCCAATCTGCTTTACCTATTTTATTGTATATCTTACTAATCCATTTAAACATAGGATACTTATTATGATTTAAACCAACTATAGTACCAGGGGCGATCTGATGCGGTCAAAATATGCACTGGTAGCCCACAAGCATTTCGCTGTAAATTATATAAAATACGCCCAATACGCCCATTCCCGTCTACAAAAGGATGCAACATTTCAAAAGCTACGTGCTGACCGCGTATTATATCAACGATACCCTTACCGTTTTTTTTATTCTCGTCCTCAATAATTTTACGTAACTCACTATTTGTATAGCACATATTAATAGCGTTCCATAACTGTAAATATCTACCCATTTTATTATGCCAACTTTTTTTAGTCTCTGCTTTGCATTCCCTACCACCTATCCATACCTTACAAGTACGTTCTTTACCCGCAATAGCACGATCTATATTCCGCATCAATATTCCATGGGTATCTAATAACATAGCTATAGTTACCATTTTTGTACTTTCAAATATTGTATACGCAAACGTCCAGGCATTTAAAGCATCTTTCAACGCTTTTTCATCGTATACCCCCTCAATCTCATTACTGC